CGTCTGATCCTGTACAGTGATTTCTCGTGCCGCTCCGGATCTCCGGAGCGTCCGCCGCCTTAGCTCAGTCGGTAGAGCGATTCACTCGTAATGAATAGGTCGTCGGTTCGATTCCGACAGGCGGCTCAAGGAAAGTCCTGGTCAGAGGCCCATCGCGAATTGCGGTGGGCCTCTTGCGTTTCCGGCGTGGGGCAAACGTGGGGCAATCCCGGAATCGGGGCAGTGGATCACAGCCCGTGGCAGCGCCAGGGGGCTGGAGACAAGCTGTGAATTGAGATGTCCTAGAGTTAGACCATGAGTCGGGGACGCGCGCAGCGCAACACGGGATTCGTCGGGTGGTTCGCCCGATCCCACAAGGGGATCATCGTCGCACTCGTCGCCGTGATGGCGGCGATGTTGGTCGTGCTGGCGATGCAGCATGTCTCCACCTCACGTGTCGCCGCGGGCGCGCATCCCGGGCCGATTCCCACATTCACAAGCGCACCCAGCACCCAGCGTGCCGTGTTCATCGGTGACTCCTACACGGCTGGAGCGGGCGCTTCCGACAGCAGCCGGACCGCCTTCGCGCCTCTTGTCGCGAAAGACCAGGGCTGGAAGATCGTCAATTTGGGTCGAGGCGGGACGGGGTACGTCAAGGAGATCACCGACGGCACCGCGAAGTCTGCATGCGGCGAAGACGTCTGCCACCGCTACGCCGACATGATCCAGTCCGCCGTCGATGCCCGCCCGGATGTCGTTGTGGTCTCCGGTGGTCGAAACGACTCGGCGGTGTCGGAGGACTCGTCGGCCGCCGCGGTGCGGGCGTTCTACCAGTCCCTTCGCGCCGCACTGCCCGACTCGAAGATCTACGCAGTTCAGCCCATCTGGGACAGCAGCGAGGCACCCGAGTCGATTGCGGCGCTCGGGGCGGTTGTTGATGAAGCGGTTCGCTCGGTTGGAGGGGACTACTTGGCGGTCGGGTCGCCACTGGCCGGTCATCCGGACTTGATCTCCGATGACGGCGTGCACCCGAACGACGACGGCCATCAAGCCGTGGCCGCTGCCGTGAGTCGACTACTCGATCGGTAGAAGCCCAGAAGAAGGGCAGCCCCCTCCGTCGGGCGACGGAGGGGGCTGTCGTCTTACGGGGCCAGGCAGCTCAGCTGAGAACCGCCGACCACTTCGTCCTCATCGCGTTGTGGACAGCGAGGCGCTCGTCGGCGGTGAGGATTCGGTTCCAGGTGAGGCCCTCGAGCACCTGAGTGACCTTGAGGGCTGCACCCTGGTTGCCGCCCATCCGTGGCGGCGTGGCGCCCATCTGCACGGACGTCAGGGCCGCCGTCGCCTCGGTCGAGTTCGCACGCAACAGCAGCGTCCCCGAGGCCGCGTCGACCTGTGCCAGCATGAACGCCCACACGTTCGTTCCGGACGTCAGCACGGAGCCGCCGGAGCCGTTGGTCCGAGATGCCTGGAGCTGGCCTGAGGTTGCGCGGATGACACTCAGCGATCCAGCCTCGAAGATCCGGACCTGTGCAGCCGGCACCTGCGCAACCATGGCGATGGTGACCTGGGGCTGGTAGGCCGGCGTCGAAGCGCCCTGAAGGATGTAGTTCGCCGTCGTGTCGTTGCTAGAGGTGAGCTCGGCGTACCCCACTCCGTTGGCAACCTGGTACTTCGCGGTGCCCGCTCCGGTCGGGAGCAGCGGGACACTGGCGGTGCCGATGTCGGTGAGGGAGGCGATGTCGGCACCAGCGGACAGGCCGAGTCTGCTGGGGATGTAACGGTGAACGTACCCGTCCACGCCAGCGGAATGCAGTGGCGTGACGACGGGCCCAGTGCCAGCCCGGGGAATGACGATCGCGATGCGTCCGGCCATCAGTTTGTTCCAATCTCGACCAGGCGGTCGTATACGAGTTGACCGACCAGCTGGTAGCCGATCGCATTCAGGTGGATGGCATCACTGCGGAGCGAGGAAGGAACGATGTCGGCAGAGACGTCGGCGGTGTCCTGGGCAGTGGGGGTGATCTTGGCGTCCTGGAGTCCGTAGTCGATCAGGTAGCGGCGCGCGTCGATGAAGCGGCGACCGTAGAGCTGCTTCTCGGTCGCAGCGCTGGCGGTGACCGCGTTGTAGACGCTTGTTCCGATCCCTTCTCCGGCGCCGTTGAGGATGCCGATGACCAGCCAGATCGGAGTCGCCGCGCGCTGGTGATTCACCATGGTGGCGATGTCCGAAAGCACTCGAGCGGTCTGCGTGGCGTTGTTTCGGCCAGCCCACACGATCAGGATGTCGCTGGCGCGATCCTTCGATGCGGCCGAGATGATGGGCGCTGGCTTGGTGACGGCGAAGGCGGTGCCGGCTGCGTTGCGAGTAGCCACGTACTTCGACGAAGCAGCGCTCCAGGCGAGGCTCCACGTGCCGGGCACACCGGCGAAGGTGCACGGGTTCAGGCCCACGTTGTTCTGCACGATGAAGCTTGCCGTTGAGGCCTTGTCGTCGTTCGTCACCACGACGTCGACCGACCCCTGGTCCGGCCAAACTCCACCAGCAGGCATCGCGAGCATCGTGCCACCGGCGTATCGCGCAGCCATGTCCGACGACTGCTCGCCTCCCACGCCGAGGTTCCGGACGACCCCGGGGCGCCCGGAAGCAGTGAGGAGCTGCTGGAGGACTCCAGGGTACGAAGTGCCATTGCCGCCAGCACCGGCGGTCAAAGAGTCGCCAACGCACACGACGTCAGGACCGGGAAGCATGGGGACACCTGCGGCGCTGACGGAGGGCTGGTACATGCTCCCGTCGTCGCGGATGCCGTACTGCAAGTTCCAGACCTTGGTTGCCGGGTTCTCGTAGACGATCGCGAAGCTGTAGCCGGAGTCGGCCGTGAGCTCCTCAAATCGAGCACCCGACGCCGCCAGGCCGGCAAGCTGCTTCACCTTCGAGGTGATGCCGTCAGCTTCTGTCGCAGTGACGAACGGAGGCGTGCCGTCGTCGAAAACAACCTGCCAGGTTGGACCGTCACCGTCGAGCAACTTCATGTACGGCGTCGGATCGCCGACTGCTCCCTTGTCGCCCTTCGGACCGCGAACGTTCCCGACGCTGAGCGTCGAGCCATCCTGGCGAGTGAGGACGAGGTTGTCGCCGTTGATCGCGGCACTGCTCGGGGTCGCCTGGAGGGAGTTGTTGGCCGCGTTGGCGAAATCTCCCGCCTGCTTCGCCGCCGCCTGGGCTGTCGCGACGACCGCCTGCCAGTCGGCCACAGATGCTCCCGGGTCCGCGGGCACCGGAACGAGCGTGGTGACATCGACCGTTCCACCGGCGGAGCCGTAGACCGAGAAGACCCGGTCGGGGAAGTTGCCGCCGACGGAGATGGTGATGGTCCACGTCCAGCCAGTCGGCTTGATCGTGGGGGATCCACCGAAGGGCAGGCTGATGCCCACCTGGGACGGGTCGACGGGGGCGAAGGTCTTGCCGTCGTCGTCGAGAAGCGCGGCAACGAGGTCGCCGTCGGCATTGGTCGTGCCGAGGACCGACTCCTGGAAGACGGTGACCGGCGGGCTCGAGCTCAAGGACTTGAAGACGGGCCCCCCGTCGCCTGCCTTGAGGTCCGGGGTGCAGATGATTCGTGCGCCCTTGAGCGGCGCAAGGTCGGCGTCTCCGCCGAGGTCGATCGTGTCACCCATGCCGCGGCCGAGGCGGCCGATGAGGCGGAAGAGCTGCACTTCCTTGGGGTAGTCAGCCATCAGGCGGCTCCGATTCGGTAGATGGTGGGTTCAGCCGCCGCCGCCGGGCGGGAAGGGCTCTGGGCGAGCAGGAGCTTGCTCTCGCCGCTTCGGGGCTCGACCTCGAGCGTGTACGGGCCGACGAAGGGCTCCGACGCTCCCTTGCGCCAGTACTGGACGGTGACCCGGTAGGACAGAGCGGTGAACGGCGCGAGGGCCTGGTCGAGCCAGCCCTCCTGATCGACGACGGGGACGGCGATCTTCTTCGGGTTGAGGAGGTTCTCGACGACCGGCAGCACCATGGCGCCGGTTTCGGACCAGATGAGCCAGCCCGTGCCGGGCGTGAGCATCTCGATGGTGACGTACGTGTCGATGCCGCCGCCGCCGGCCGAAGCCACCGGAGTCGGCGGGATGAGGTTGCAGACGTCGACGCCTGCGGGCCACTTGGTCATGTCGGTCCTCAGCAGGCCAGAAGCGGGTACGGGGTGGCCTCCGGGCGGCTGTACGAGCCCGCGGGAGCCACGATGATGAAGGCGCTCGAGTCGGCGGAAGCGTCGACGGCGTCCGCTTCGGAGAAGAACGCCTGGGCGATCCCCAGCAGGGTGTTCCCCCGGGTGCTCGCTCCAACCGAGAGGTCGTCCGTCTTGATCGGGCGGCCGTCCTTCATGGCGAACCCAGTCGCGAGCTGCATGATCGCGTAGCCGGTGGCGCGCTGCACGCTGCCCGTGGCGGCCGCGAGGAACTGCTCGAGCTCGGCGTCGGAGAACCAGTCGAACGAGCGGCTGCCGTCGACCGGCGGCACGAGCTCCGAGGCGTTGGTGTCGCCGACGAAGAGGCGGACCTGTCCGACCGCGGACGCGGGGTTGATGGGGAACGCGCCCGGGTTAGCCATGAGGTGATCCTACCAGCGAACGTACAGGTAACTCATAGAGTCAGCCCCCGCGAGGAGCTGGCGCTCGAACCCGCGGGGGCCGTTGTGGTTGGAGGAGGACCACGGAGTAAGCATACAGCCAACTCCCAGGTAACTACTCGACGAACGAGAGCGGCCCCCGGCAGATCGCCGGGGGCCGTGCTCTCGCGCTTGTGGCTACGCGGTGCCCTTCGAGGAGACGACGTACTTGTCGTCCCACAGCGCGCCGCCGACGACGTAGCGGAGGCGGAACGCCTTCGTGTCCGTGTCGAAGGAGCTGTCGCCGCCGTCCTGTCGGACGCGGAGCTCGGGGTTCTCGTACCCGCGGAGCTTGAGCAGCTCGAGCGACGGACGCTTGGTCGCGCCCGGCTTCGGCAGCATCTTCCACGCCGAGCCCTCGACGCGCGGCGACTCGATCGTCTTCACGCTGGCGAGCGCGCCCTGGAAGTACGAGGCGCCCGACACCTTGAGGTTGCCGTCCTGGACTTCGACGATCTGCCGGTTGAGCTGGTAGTCGATGAAGTCCTTCGTGCCCACCGGCACGGCGACGTTGTAGCCCGACAGGCGACCGATCTTCACGCCGTTGACCTCGCGGTTCGACAGCTCGAGGATGGCCTCCCAGATCGCGTCCGGCGAGATGTGCGCGTCGGCCGGGACCGTCTCCTCGTTGGGCAGCTTGCCGCCCTTGAGGCCGGAGGTCGAAGCCTTCGCCGAGTCGACCGCGTCGAAGATCTCGGCGTAGTCGGCGTCGTGCGAGAGCTGGGCGATCTCGCCCGGCAGGTCGCCGAAGAAGCCCGCGGTGTCCTTGACCTGGGCCTCCCAGGTGAAGTCGAAGCGGAGGCCTCGCTTGGCGAGCTTCGCGTAGAACGACTCCTGCCCCTCGACCGTGACGGTCGGGTAGGGGGTGCCTTCCGGCACGCGGACCGGCGCGCCGTGCTTGTCGAGACCGGCACCCTTGAGCTTGCCGTACAGCGAGTACAGGACGGCCGGGTCGAAGTCCGCGACGGTGCGCGGGGTGCCAACCCAGTCCGAGATCGAGTACTGCGGCTCGTCGAGCTGCGGGATGACCTGGAGGTTGACCAGGTGTGCCACGGCCGGCGCGAGGTCGGACGAGGTGTACGCCTCGGCCGTGACGGCGCGACGGAGCTGCGCGTCGGCGACGTAGTCACCGCGGAGCGCCGCCTCCATCAGGGCCTTCGCCTGGCCGAGGGACTCCTTGGTCACGCCCTTGCCGAGCTTGAGCTTGCCGTCGAGGGTCATGGGGTTCTGGTAGGTGCGCTCGGCCATCAGGCGAACACTCCGATCTTGACGGGCAGGGTCGTGCCGTTGACGACGTAGTCCTGCGGGAGGTTGGCCTTGCCGAACGGCTTGGCGCCGTCGGCGGTGAGGGTGAGGTCGCCGTCGTTGAAGTAGACGAGCGTGTTCTGCGCGGTCGTGGCGCTGCCACCGGCGACCGGGAACTCCCAGGTGCCGTCGGTCGCGGCGGAGACCTGGCGGGCCTCCAGGCCGACACCACCGCGGTCGAAGCCGCTGATCGTGTACGGGCCGACCGTGGTCGATGCCGTGTAGTCACCGGAGCCGGTGAGCGCGACGCCGGGCTGGCCGGAGGCGCTCTGGAGCGCGGTGCCCGGAGCGGTCGTCGCGGCGACGGGCCAGATCTCGACCTGGCTCTCGGTGTACGGGAAGACGGAGTTCTTCGCCATCAGCGAACCCACCCTTCGATCTTGAAGTCCTCGACCGGGCCGGTCTTGGACTCGGTGATGAAGCCGCCGGCCGCGGGGGTGCCCGCCGACTCGTGCAGCTGCTTGAAGTCGTTCGCGATGGCCTGGGCCTCCGCGAGCTTCTCGGTGATGTCCTCGCCGCGCTTCGCAGCACCCTTGAGGGTCTCGACCTGCTTCGAGGAGAGGCCTTCGGCGGCGTCGATCGCCGTCACCTTCTCGTCGTAAGCGGCGATGCCGGCCTCGACGCCGCGCTCCACGGCTTCGGCGTCAGCCGTGGCCTGGGCGCCGCGTTCGGCGGCTTCCTTCTGGGTGGTGACGAAGTCGACGACGGGCTTGAGGGACTCGGTGAGCGCGGTCAGCGCCTCCAGGACCTTCTCGTCCATGACGTGCTCCTTCTTCTCCTCTGCCACAGCGGCAGCAGGCTTCTTGTAGGCGGCGCGGGCCGACTCGAGCATCTGCTCGGTCAGGCCGGAGCCGGGTCGACCCGGGTAGTCCACGAGGTCGACGGAGTTCTTGACGTCCGGCAGGAGTGCCGTGACGTTGCCGTAGTCGTCCGAGTCGCCCATCGCGTAGATCGACAGGTGTGCGTGACCGGACTCGGCGAGGGCGTCGATGACGTCTCGCCAGTGAGGGAAGACGTTGATCTCGGCGACGAGGCCAACGCCCGGCTCGTAGGTCGGAGCGTCCTCGAGGTAGCCCCAGCGGTCGCGCGGATCGCGCTGCTCGCCGGACCACTCGGGGTGCTTGAACCAGTTGCTTGTGCCCTTGGGGAACGCGATGGCGCCGAACTGCTCGAGCATCTGCTCCGAGTACGTGCCGCTGGACCCCTGGCCGGGCGTGATGAGGACGGCGCGCCAGCGTGAACCCTTGCGCTCGAGTCGTACGTTCGACTCGTGGAGGAGCTTGGCTGCCATGTCACCGATCTTACAGCCAGTTCCCAGGTAACTCTCAGTCGCGCTTCACTCGCTCGAGCAGTTCGACGAACATCGCCCGGATCTCGTCGCTCTCGAGCGCCTGGGCGATCTGGTCTGAGCGGAGGTCGTTCGACTTCGGGCTGTTGCCCGCGCCGGTCGACTGCCCCTTGCCGGTGCCGGGCTGCTTCGTCTTCGTGTCGTCGCTGCCGTCCTGCGGGAGGTCCTGGCCGTCGTTGGTGACGGTGTTCACGAACTTCGAGTTGTTCGGCAGCATGATGCCGTCGGGGGCCTTGCCTGGCTCCAGCCCGAGGACGGCGTCTGTCTGGGCACGCATGTCGTCGCCGTCGTACAGGCCCGCGTTCCAGCCCGCGAGGAGCGCCTGCATCATGCGGAGGATGTTCGTCGGGTCGCTGAGGGGGCGGAAGGAGGCCGAGGCGTCCGGGGCGCCCATCCAACGCAGCACGCGCAGGTCGAACTCGATGTGCCAGTCTCGACGGTCCTCGGTCGCGAGCAGCGTGGGGAGGTCGAGCGTGGACGCGGAGCCGTAGCTGCCGCCCGCGGTGCCTGGGTCGGCCGAGAGGTGGATGACGGAGACGCCGATCGAGGTCGCGACGGCTGCGAGGATGGCGACGCCGGAGGAGAAGTCGTAGCCCTTGCCGGCGGACGACAGCGGGACGAGCTGGTCGGCGCCACCGGTGACAACCGTCGAGCCGGGGCGCTTGGGCTGCGCAAGCTGGAGCGCCGCAGCACCCTGGCCCTTGCCGGTCTTGATCGCGGCCTGGAAGGCGAACTGCGCGAGCGCGTCCGTCATGATCTTCCCGTTGGTCATGAACTCGGAGTAGACCCGGGCCCAGATCAGGGCGGAGATCGCGTCGGGGACGCCGAAGGACCAGCCGAGCTGCGTGTTGACGCGGCCGTCGAAGAGGGTCTTGTTGGTGTCGACCGACTCCTTCTCGCCGTCCCGAGTGATGCTGGTCAGGCGTGCGCCCTTCGCGTCGACGCCCTTGGCCCAGTAGGTGTCGGTGAAGTACCAGGCGACCTTCTTGTCGGCCTGCCCGCCGGGGACCCACTCGCGCCGGTAGGCCCAGATCTGCTCCGTGCTGTCCGGGTTCCGGTACTCGGCGGTGATCTGGCCGAAGGGGATGTACTCGAGCTCGAAGGAGGTGTTGTCGCCGAGGTAGTAGACGTTGCCGTCGGTGTAGTTCGCCTCCTCGCGCTCCTTGTGAGCGGACTGCGAGAAGAAGTGCTTCTGGTTGATCGGGTTGTCGATGCGCTCCTGGACGTTCGGCTTGCTCGATCGCCCGTCGGTCTTGTCGGGCACCTCTGTGAAGCGGATGCCGCCGTCCTGGAAGATGTAGCTGTTGCGGAGTCGGATGCCGGTCTTGATCCAGGGATTGCCGACGACCGCCTCGCGGATCTGCCCGGACCACTTCGCGATCTGCTCGCGGGTCATGCCGCCGTCGGCGCCGGTGCCGCCCTCGGCCCATCCCGCGTCCTCGATCTTGAACATCGCCTGGACCCTCTTGAGGTCCTCGGCGAGCGTGACGTGATCCTCGAGCACGACGCGGACCGCCTCGTTGACCTGGGTCTGCGTGGGCGGCTTCGGGCGTGCACTCTGGTTGTTCGTCACACCCAGGATTCTATCAGCGGACTATCAGGAAGCAGTTGCGGCCATCACATCGGCATTCCGGGTGCATCTCGAGCCATCTCGAGCATGGCCCAGGGGTCGACGGTGACCTGGTCGCCGGGCTTCATGCCCGCGAGGTCGTCGTCGACGATGCCGCTGATGTCGATGCCGGCGTACCAGAGCGCGTCGGCGGCGTCCGGCGACTTCTTGCCCCGCTTCTTCATCGACTCCTTCGACTCGATCTTCCGCGCGCCGGTCGTCGTCGAGAACTCGTAGACGATGCCGGGCAGCTCGTCGAAGAGGCGCTTGTCGCTTGGGTCGAGATCGAGCTCACCGCCGAACATGCGACGCTTGAGCTCGAAGTACTGCTCGGCGCGCATGTTGACGAAGGCGCGCTTGTCGGAGGACGGGTAGTTGCCGAACACCTCGTAGACGGAGTAGCCGCGGGGGGACAGGTAAGCGATCTCAGACAGGCCATCGATCACGCCCGAGCCGAGGCCGGAGGCGTCCACGTTCACCAGCTGCGCGTTGCTCGCGAGCGCGAGGGCGTCGATGCGCTGCGCCGAGCCGAGGTTGTCGGGGTCAGTGGAGGAGACTGGCGCCTTCGTCCAGCGATCCACAAGGCGGACGCGTAGGCCGCGGCGACCTGTCCGCTTAGTCGGCTGCCCGGTCTCCGGGTCGGTCTCCCAGACCTCTCCCTCGACTGCCTCGTAACCGATGGTCGAGTCCTCGCCCATGCGAGCGATGTCCCAGCCCTGGCGGACGATGGCATCCGGATCGGGCAGCACGAAGCAGTCCTTCGCCCGGGCGAGGTCGAGGTCGGTGAAGACGGTGTTGCCGGCCTCGAAGGCCCACTGGCCGAGGACGCGCGAGATGTAGCGAGGATCGTCTTCGCCCCAGTCGGACTTCTTCTCCTCGATGTACGCGCGCCCGGACATGCCCAGCGCCTCCTCGGCGTCCTCGAAGCCAGGCTCGAGGGTCACCGTGGGGGAGTCGAACACCGAGATGTTCATGGTCGTCCACAGCGACTTCTTCGCCTCGTCGGACCAGATCTTCGCCATGGCGGAGGCCGGGTTCGTCGGGTTGGCGATGAGCAACACGCGGTTCGCGGTACCCGTGGCGTTGTTGCCGAGTGCGTCGACGAGCTCTTCGGGCAGGCCGGCGGCCTCATCGCCGATGACGAGGAGGAAGGGCGCGTGCACACCCTGAAAGGCCGAGTCGAGCATGTTGTCCGGCGGCTTGCGACCGATCCCGATCTCGAAGCCCAGCTCCGTCTTCCAGGTGTTGCCGGAGGTGATGTAGCCCGGGAGGGCATGGTCGTTGGCGGCGTACTCGCCGAGGTCCTGCCCGCTGGCGAGGCGTCGCTTGTACTCCTCATGACGGCTCTTGGCCGCGAGGTGCCACTTCCGCAGGTTGTCCCAGAGGATGCTCGTGACCTGCCCGAAGGTCGGGGCGGTCGACAGGATCTTCGTGTCCTGGACCGGGTGCACATCCGCCCACCATGCCATCGCGATCGAGGCAAGGAAGGACTTGCCGACCGAGTGGCCAGCGGCGACGGCGGTGTTGTGGTTGTCCCGGATCGAGTACAGGATCTCCTTCTGCTTCGACCAGAGCTTCACGCCGAGCATCTCCTCGGCCCACAGGACCGGGTCGTCGACGTACCGGCGCTTGCGGCGCTGGATGGCGAGGAAGGAGCGAGCTGCGGAGAAGGACTCGGGGGCGAGCTGTGCGCTCACTCGATGGCCTTCTTCATGGCCTCGGACTGCGCGAACTGGAGTGCCGCGTCGGCAGCGTCGTCCCACTCGTCCGGGTCGACGGCGTACGTGAGGGCGCCGCGGAGGTGCGCGAGCGCGAGGTCGTAGATCCGACCCATCTCGCGGCCGACGTTCGAGTGGTACGTGGTCAGGTCGACCTCGGTGGCGGCGCGGCGCTTGTCGAGCCGGTTGCCGATCTCCTTGAGGAACTTGAGCTGGAGCTCGAGGTTCTCGTTGTCCTGGAACTTCGTCTCGAGCTTCGAGAGGATCCCCTGGAGCTTGAGCGTGATGAGGTTGTCCTGCTCGGCCTCGCTGAGCCAGTCTCGGTCGGCGAGGAGCTTCTTCACGTGCGCCGCAACCTGCACCGGCGTCATCAGGCCCTCGATCGAGCGGGACAGCTCGTCCGGGCTCATGCTGGCCGCGTTCTGTAGCAGGCGCTGGTCGATCGCGTTCGCGGGTGCTGTCGCGAGAGCTCGTCCTGCCATGCAGTCATCTTACAGGCAACACTCAGGTTTCAGTCAGGCTGCCCGCGTCCACACGCCGTCGGCCCCGACGGTCCAGAAGTCGGTCCCGTTGAGTAGGTCGGCACCTTGCCCGCGGAGGCGTGCCATCCAGCGGATCTCGGCGACGCGGAGGTTCGCGCGGTCCTCGAACTCCTCGAGCACTTCGGCCGTGACGTCGTGCTCCCGCATCCAGAGGTGCATGCGATTCGCCGTCGGCTTCGCGGCATCCCGCCGGTGCTGCCGAAGCCGGCACGTGAGCCCCTGCGAGGTGAGGCCCACGTACCGGATGCCCTGCTCCTGGTGACAGGAGCAGGACAGGCCGTAGATGAGGTTGCTACGCGCCGGCATGCTGCTGTCGAGCGCGGGCAGTCTCCGGGCGCAGGACGGCGTCCGCTTCTTCTTCCGAGAGGTCGAGGTCGACGCCAGCCGGGGCCGGGCGCTCGGCCGGGGGAGCGTCGAGGAACTCCGGCTTGTCAATCGCCCAGCCGACGAGGGTGTCCTTGAGGTCACGGAGGTCCTGTCGGCGGGAGTGCGGCGCGCGGGCGTTGTCGTCGAAGATCCCCGTCGTGTGCTCGAGCCAGATGCTGCCCGGGTAGACCGGCGCGGTCATGTGCGGGGCGAGCTGCTTGAAGAACCGGCGCACCATGTCGTCCGAGAAGGCGTGCTGCTTCGGGTCTCGGAGGTCGTGGTAGACGCCCGCGAGCACGCGCTGCATCAGGATGGAGCCGATCAGCGAGGTGTTGCGGAGGTCGTCCGGCAGCACCTGGCCGAGCGTCACGGCCTTGAGCGGCGGGAAGGAGTCGAGCAGGACGTCGAGGAACGTGATCGCCTTGGCGGCCACGTCCGCTTCCTTCCACTCGTCATCCTGCCGGCGCGAGACGCGACCCTCGAGGCCGACGGTGACGCTCTTGATGACCTCGGCGACGTGCTTGGCGCCCATCAGGTACGCCGAGCCGCGGCCGATGCGGTCCGCCTCGATGTCGACGCGGTTCTGGAGCAGCGGGTGCGCGAGCACGGCCTCGAGGGAGCGGTTGACGACCTTGCGGTTGTCGAAGCGAGCCTTGACCGAGCCCGTGATGCCCTTGGCGTTGTCGGCGATGTCGAAGAACATCTGCTTGTACTTCGCCGGGTCCGGCTCGACGACGATGGTGAGGTCGACGCGCTCACGCTCGAACCGGGCGCGCTGCGCCTCGAGGGCCTTGATCTCCTGCTCCGCCTCCTTCACGCCGACGCCGTCCGGGTCGACGCGACGGGACATCGCCAGTCGACTACGTGCCCGATCGAGGTCGTGAGCGATGCCGTCCTGCGCGAGGTAGAAGCCGAGGATCCGGTGCTGGCCGTCGAGGATGTGGATGTCGCCAGCCTCCTGTCGCTTGATGGACAGAACGCCGAACTCCGCGCCCTCGAGCTCCTCGAGAGGCTCGAAGTCGAAGGTGTGCGAGACGCGGAGGATCATGCCGGGCACGACCCACGAGTCGTGCTCGCGGAAGTACTTGGCGAAGCCCTGCGCGTGGGCAAGCGTGATGGCGCGGTTACCCGGCGTTGCCTGGCTCGGGTCCGGTCGGTTGATGGTCGAGATGACGTGGAGCGGCGAGAGGTTGAGCGCGTAGACGGTGCGGCCCCCCTGCTTGTAGCGGTTGGCGAAGTACCGGATCGTCGTGTCGTATCCGGTGACGCGCGCGCCCCCGGCGCGCGTCCCTGTGCTAGCGGCCATGGGGCCACCTCCTTCTTCTCTTTCAGACGTGACACTACTGGGCGCAGGTCCGCTGCTTAGTCGACTATAGGGGCCCCAGTTCGGGGGACGCAAGCCTGATCGGGTCTCACTTGTCGGCCCCGGGTGTTAGCTTCGTCTCACTTCGGCGCGCCTCGTGGGAACCAGCGGCAAGCGCGTCGAGGGCAATCACTGATCCTGCTACGGAGGGAGCGACGCGGGGATGACCGTATCGCTGAACAGCATCTATCACGACGACCGAACCCTGGAGGTCCAAGGCACTCACCCGCACCCGAAGTTGGCTGACTCAGTCTTCATCTCGGGTCCGATGGGTTTCTGCATGGAGCTGAACAGACGAGAGTTCATCGACGCCATCAAAGAAGAGTTCGGCCTCATTGAACTACCGTCAACGATCGAGGACTTTGTGGGATTTAGTCGATAGATCGACGGCCGAAGGCGCGCCCCAGATTCATTTCTGGAGGCGCGCCTTCGGCGTTTCAGGAGGGCGTGAGCCGTTCGATCTCACGGTCGATGTACCAGCGGGCCTTCTCGAGGTCCTGGATCTCCTTGTCCGGGTCCTTGAGCCCTGCCCGGGCGATGTACTTCACCGCGTTGCCGCGGCAGAAGTTCATTTGCTCGGTGAGTTGGATCACCTCGATGCCCGCGTAGGCCGTGTAGTGCGAGGGATGGTTCACGGCGTCATTCGAACGTGTGTTCGAATGCGGGGCCGACGTCGCCTCGCGCAGAGACCCAGGAGTCGCAGTCACTCGGCGTCACTGTCCGCCGGGGTGAGGGTGACGGCGCCGCCGTCGCCCTTCACGATGTGGAACAGCGTTCCGGTGGGCTGGTCGGTGTGCTTCCCGATGGACACGCGGCCCTTCGAGTCGAGCTTCGTCGTTGCCTTCGCCATCAGGTGAGGGGGTCGTGCGGGTCGCGGTTGTCGAGGCAGATCGCGGCGACGATGATGCCCATGACGAGCACCCAGACTGCGAGGGCCCCGAGGCCGCCGGGGTCGATCACTCGGTCACCTCGGCGCGCTCAGCCTCGGCCTGACGGTCGAGCAGGTCGATGTGGTGCACGACCCGGGCAGCGAACTCGACGAGGTACGCGCGCTCCTCCCGGAACCCGGCCGCGGGGAGGTTGCGGAACTGCTGCGAGTCGACGGTGATCCGGGAGAGCGACGCTCCGAGCGAGGACGCGGGCTCATCCAGGGAGTCGAGCTCGTCGTGGACCTCGTCGAGGATGGTGTGGATGGCGAGGTCGTCGCTCTCGTTAGTCGACTGATCGGTCACCGTGCGACCTCCTCGTCCAGCTTGTGGCCGGCGGCGCCCTTCGGGCTCTCGTCGCCCTCGAGGGTGACCTTGAAGAGGTCGCGCGACGCGGTGTGGAAGACGACGATGCCCTCCGGACGCTCGAAGCCTGGTGCCGCGATGGAGCCCTGAGAGCGGAGCAGCTCGAGCGAGAGGTCGATCGCGCGCTGGTCGTAGACGCCCTCGTAGAGCTTCGGCACGACCTCGAGGTTCGGCGTCTCGAAGGACACGTCCTGCCAGCGGGAGGTGTTGAAGAGCGAGAAGCTCTTGTCGCCGCCGGAGCGCCCGTACTTGCGCTGGATGCCGGAGCCCCACCACTCGCCGAAGTGGGTGCCCTCGCCGAGGTCGACGAGGAGGTTCTCGGCGTTGCGCTCGACCCAGGCGGCGAAGCCGTAGTTGTCGCTCGTGGGCGTGATGAAGCGGGTCCGCGACTGGGCGAAGACGAAGTGCGTGCCGGCGGCGATGGCCGTGGCACCGATCGCGTCGAGGCCGGGCAGCAGTCCTCCGCCGTTGGGGAACCACTCGTCGAACTGCTCGACGGGAACGATGACGACCGCGGCGTTGGTGCCGTCGATCTTCTCGGTGATGACGATGTCGCGGTTGAGTCTCGCGATCTTCGGGAACGGGGTGAAGTCGAGGCCGGTCATGCTGTGGGTTCCTCCTCAGGATTGCCCTCCGTGAGGGCGGTGGTGTCGATGAGCTGCCATGCCTGGGCGGCGTTGGCGCTCTGGAGCTGTTCGAGGGCGTCACGGAGGGCCCAACGCTCGTCGAGCCCCTCCGTGGTCGTCACGGTTGTGCGTTCCGGGTTGTCGACGTCCTGGAACTTGAACTGGAAGGCCTTCACGGCTCGGTCCGGTCGAGTGCGGCGCTGACCCAGCGCGCGTAGAGCAGCGTGGCGAGCGCGATGACCCCCACGACGACGCCGAGCACGAAGACGCCGAGGTCGTGGATCACGCGGCGTCCGCCGCGTCTTCGGTCTCGGGCAGGAGGGCTTCGATCTCGTCGGCGATGCGCCGAGCTTCGGCCACATCGCTGTCGACCTCTTCGGCCTTGACGCGGAGCGCGCGGGCCTCCGCCTCGTCGATGTCGGCCGCGGCACGGAGGTCGTGGATCTGCTTCCGCATGAGCTGGGTGCCGGTCGCGGCCTTCATCGCTTGCCCCAGGCGGTGCGGGCGCGGCGCGGGACGAGCGCGCCCGGGCGCTTGCGGGCCGCGAGCAGGATGACGATGGGCGTGAGGAGCACGACGAGCACGAACGGGATCCAGAACGGCGCGAGCACCCACCACCAGGACCAGGCGATGACGCCGCAGAGCTTGAGGATGATGAAGGCGACGCCGAGGAGGCCGGTCACGCTGGTGCCGCGAGACACGGGGGCCGATGCCGACCGCTTCTGGGGGAGGGAGTAGGTCATCACTTGCCGCCCGTCTCGAGGTCGAAGTCCGGGAGGATCGCCTCGGGCTTGAAGATGACCTTGTAGTGGTACTTGCTCACCGAGGCGGCGTCGACCTGTTCGGTGACGTAGGTGACATTGTCCGAGAGGCCGAGGAAGTGCTTCTTGTACTGGCCGTCCCCGACCTGGCAGAGCACGGTGAGCTGCTTGCCCTGGTTCTCGGTCGAGCACCGACCCTCGATGACGAGCATGTACTTGTCGGTGATGCCGTTGATGAACGTGATTCGGCGCTCGACCTTGAAGGACTCGGCCTCCTTCGTCATGTTCTGGTCGACCGAGTGGGCGTCGGTCTGGCACGCTGCGAGCCCGAGCAGGGCGGCGCCGGCCAGGGCGATGGCGGTGAGCTTGGTGCGGGTCCTCATGCGGTGAGTGCCTCCTTGTTGATCCGGGCCTCGATCGCTTCGGCACGCAGTGCCTCCACATCGAGGACGTACGTGGTGTCGTCGAGTTCGCTCGGCACGAGGAACCGCTGGAGAGCGGGCTCGGCGTCGACGAGGTCGACGATGATGCCGTCGAGGCGTTCGACGGTCTCGCGCGAGACCGCGAGGTCTCTTCCGGTGGTCCGCGGGCGGTAGTCCCTCACGCGACGCCACCAGAGCGGGCGATGGCCTGGTTCGCCCAGTACTTCGACTCCTCGAGCGCGGTCAGCGACGCGGAGAGCTCGCGGCCGATCGGCGCGAGGTCGATGAGGCGGTCGGCGAACTCGGCGGCCAGCGCGCGGACGCGGGCCATCGACTCCTGCTGCTTCTCGTCCAGCTTGAAGCTGCCGAGACGCTCGGCGACCTCGGCCCTCAAGGCCTCCTTGGCGGGGGTACTGCTCATGGGGATCCTCCAATCCTCTGCCGGGGAACCTCCTCCCTGGCGAGTACCACTGTAGCGCAGTTAGTCGGCTAAGTGGGAAAACGAGTCGGCTAAATTATGGCGGCAGTCTGTCGGTATGCTCAGCGCATGTCCGTCCTCCTCTACGGCGCGTTCGCGCTGCTCGTCCTGGCGATCCTCCTCGTGCCGATCGTCATGAAGGCCACCCGCAACCCGCAGCGCGACGAAGAGCTGCGCGCCACCATGCGGCGGGAGCAGGCTCAGCGCGAGGTCTCGCTCGAGCAGGAGAAGGCCCGGATCCGCAAGGCGCAGGGGATCGCCGAGTGAGCGGAAGCGTCACCTGGGTAGCGGTCGCCGCCTTCGGGTTGTCGATCGTGTCGTTGGCCTGGCAGGCGGCGGTCACATGGGTTCGACTGCCCAGGCTCGAGGTCGGCCTTGAATCGAGCCCCGCGCCGAAGTCGGATGCTGCCGACGGCTCACCGCAGATTGCGACGAGATTCACCGTGACCGTGCACAACCGCGGGGCAGAGTCAGTTGAGGTCTACGACTTGGGGCTCGAAAGCGAGACTGGGCTCCGCTTCTCCTTCCGCTCCAGTCGAACGGGGCGAAGGGTCACCGCGGGGCAGTCCGCAGAGATCACTTTCCGCGACGTGCAGGGTGAGGCCATGCCGGCGACCATCCCGGCGCGCAGCACGGCTACCTGGACCATTCTCGACGGAGCCACGGCGGAGCACGGCCCCAGCGTCCGGTGGCGGGCCTGGGCCGAACGGTACCGAGCCTCGGGCAAGCCGCGCCACATCATCTCGAAGGCGACCCGCTTCCGCTTCCGGGTCTAGACCCTGCCGCTCTACATCTCGAAGGCCATGCCGCCGAGGGGGTAGGCGAGGTCTCCGCCCATCTCCCGCAAGACGGCGCGCGGGACGGCGGTCTCGGTGGTGTCGGCGCGAGTGTTCACGAAGACAGGGGAGCGGCCCACGGTGCCGTCGATCAGACCGCCGGAGGCGAAGCGGCCGCGCTTCACCGGCGCTGCGGGCTGCGGGGTGAGCGCGAACTCCACCTCGCCGAGGTCGTGCTCGGTGTCGCCGGTCTCCGGTCAGAAGACGAGGCGGCCCTTGATCTTGAGGTCGGGCATGGCGGCCATCAGGACTCCTTCGTGGTCGTGGTCGTGGTCGGGCGGGGGAGTGGGACGAGCTTCCGCATGAGGCGCGAGCGCTCGAGCTCCATCGCCTCTCGGAGCATGCCGTCGAGGAAGGCTTGCATTGGGATGAGAGGGCGGTCACGGATGTCGTGCTGCCACCAGATCGGCCAGAACTCGTCGAACTGGATCCGGCCGGCGATGTAGTCCGACTTCGCCCAGCCGAGGAGTGCCCGGCGCTCCCGAGATCGGGCTTCGCGCTGCCGCTGCTCGAGGGCGATCTGCTGCTCCGTGTCGGCGCGGCGTTCTCGGCGCTTGCGGCCGAACATCAGGCGGCCTGCCGACCGGCGTAGTCGGGGTCAGGCGCGAAGCCCATGCGGTGGGTCTCCGGGGTGCCGCCGTAGGCGTTCTCGGTGACCGAGTCCACGTCACGGTGCTCGAAGTCGGGCTCCTCGTCGCGCCGATGGCGATCGAGGTCGAGGGTCAGGGCGAGGCGGATCCTCATGCGGTGGCGTCCTCCTTGAGCCAGTAGAGGCCCTTGTTCTTCTGGCACGCGGCGCACGTTGCCTCGCGCGAGGACGGGGCCACCGTCACATCAGCGAGGCGACGCCCGCAGACCGAGTAAGCGATCCTGGCGCGCTCGATGTGGCTCTTCGCGGCCGCCATCAGCTCAGCACTCCGCTCGCGCCGTAAAGGGCCCAGGCGAGCACGCCCGCGGCGACAAACCAGATGATGAAGCCGTCGTAGCGCTCAGCGAGCCAGAACAGGAAGCCAGCGAGGGCCAGGAGGGCGAGAACCACGATGGTGGCGCTCACGCGGCGACCTCCTCGATCGTCAACTCGAAGCGCTGGTCGCCCACGGTGATGATGACCTCGTCCTGGAAGACGGAGCTGGCTCCGAGCCATTCGGTCCGGTCCGTCTCCTCGAAGACCATCCGGCCGTCCAGCGCGCTGACGATCTCGTCGGCCAGCTCATCGGCTGTCAGCTTCGCGCCCATCAGAGCTGCCCCTCCCTGCCCGTGAGGGCGATCGTGCACTCGAAGGGCGGGAGCCCGAGCGAGAACGTGCGAAGCGCCTGCGAGCGGTCGTGCGTCCGAGTCCACGCTCCTGCGTCGGGCCCGCCGATGATGAGCGGCGTCACGCTGGGGTAGTTCGGGTCCACGACGTTCCGCAGGTCGATGTCGACCACGACCTTGTCGTCGTACGCCTCGATCTTGACCGGAGCGTTCGGGATGGCGAGGGTGTCGAGCAGCGCCACGACGTGCGCGACGCGGCTCGTCTGCCCGCTCACGCGGCGGCCTTCTTCTGGATCTCGGCGAGCTTCTCGAAGACGCTGGTGAGCTCCACCTCGTCATCGCCGATCGGTTCGTTGACGAGTAACTCGAGCAGGGCCGCGGCCTCCTCCGGCGTCAGCTTGAGGGTGCGCTCCTGCCGCTTGGCCTGGACGCGGGCGGCCTCCTCGGGGGAGAGGACCTGCATCTGGCTCGCGGAGCGGCGGTCGGTGCGATTGCTCGTCAGGCTGCGGACGTTGAGGACCTTCCGCTTGGTCCGGCTGCCGAAGTAGCTCGGCTCCTGGTCGATCGACTCGACCTCCCAGAGGGCACCGCTGCTGCTCCACTGGGTCGTGACGATGTCCCTCACTTCGGCGCTCTCGCCGTTGCGGCGGGCGGGCATGGGGTGAATGGTGCTGGTCGTGCTCTGGGTCACGGGTCCTCCTCGGTTAGTGGACTCCAGGATACCGGTTAGTCGACTAAGTGGGAAGAGGGTGGGGTGGGAAAAGTGGAATCGGTGGGGGGTGGCGAAAATTTGCGCGACACCGGGCGCTCACTCCACCGCCCCCGTCTGCGCTCACAATCCGAGACATTTCCCCCGCGGTTCCTGGCCTCGCGGGTACGCCCTCGGCTCGCGCTGCTGGGGGAGGGGCAGGGGGGTGCGTGCTGTCTTCGGTGGTGGTGTGGGTGTGTGTGCTGTGCCCCTGCACAATGGTGCGTACCCCACCCCCATAGAGCTCTGTAATTGGCACACAATATGCCACTACTGCGCCTGTGTGTGCGCGTGTGTGGCTCGTTCGTGGTGTTGTTGTGCCTCGATCCTGTGGGGATGGGGCTGGGTGCGTGGTGGTGCTGTGGGAGGCCGGCATGGTGCGTGTGTGTGGGTGTGGTGGTGCCCTGCCCTGGTCCCCTGTCCCTGGTGCGGTAGGGGTGGTGGGGGTGGGGGTGCATGGCCCTCGTAGTGGGTACAAGAATCTTCCCCGATTAGTCGTGTACGGCTTCCATTTAGTCGGCTAATGCCGTAGGCTTAAGTCATCGGCAGGGGGAAGGGCCCCCGGCCACAGGCTCGAAGGACAGGCACCATGGCTCACACCATCACCCCGGCTCAGGCCCAGGCCGTCGAGGTCTGCCGCTCCATGGCCCAGGCATACGGGGGGCCGGCCATCACGACCGAGCTCCTGGAGGACGGCTCCCTGTGCGTGCGTGCCCTGCACATGGACGACGACACGATCGTCCTCGGTGTGGTGTGGGTGAAGCCCAACGGCCTGACCCCCGCCGGCAGCCACCCCGCCGACATCCTGGCCGACCGTATCGACGCCTACAACGAGAACAACTGAGGAGACCCCATGTCCCGCACCCGCACCCCCGAAGCCCGCGCCACCTTCCGCGACCGCCGTGCCGCTGAGCGTGAGCGTCAGTCCAGCCGCCGTGCCGCCCGTGCCGCGAAGTACGGCCAGACCGGCAGCATCCGGACCATCTACTAATCAGCCCTCAGCGAACACCGGAGAACCCTTCATGCACGCAGGAGTGCTGTTCCTCGCCCCGTCCCCGGACCCCGTCGGCTACGTCATCATGACCGAACCGCGCGGCTCGATCCCGTCCCGGCTCATCATCGGAGCCACCCACCTCGACGCCCTGCTGATCCTCGAGCGGGCCAACACCACGGGCCTGGACACCAACCCGGACCCCGCCCGCATCGTGCCGGTCACGGCCGCCCAGTACCGCGCCGCTACCGGCCGCACGATGCACCCGATCCGTATGCAGTCCAGCGAGGCAGCCCGCCGCATCACCGGCCGCGCCCGCACTGCCTGACCCACACACTCGACTAATCGCCCCGGGAGGGCACCATGACCCGCATCGCCGCCGCCCTGTCCACCGCCGTCGTCATCGCCACCCTGTGCGCCTCAGCCCTCACCGGCTACGCCATCGGCACCCACGCCAACGAGCCCGCAGACATCACCGTGATGCCCTGCACCGCCTGGGACAACGACGCACACCCCACCATCCCCGCCAACACCCTCACCGACGCCTGCGTCGACACCACCGGCACCCTCCACACCGCACCCACCAGCCGAGAGGCCACCCGATGAACGCCCCCGACCCCCTCGCCGCCCTCATGGCGCAGACGAACGCCATGCTCAGCACCGCCCACACCAACCAGCAGCAGCACACGGAGAACCGACGATGAACCGCCCCGCAGGCTTCGACGCCCCCAGCATCAGCATCCCGGCCGCCACACCCTGGCACTACCCGTACCTCACCCCAGAGGACGCCCGAGCGGCACGAAACGCCTCCCAGCGCGTCACCCACCGCCAGCTCCGCCACGCTCCGACGCCCGACCAGGTCCGAGCTCGACGGCGCCGCATTCGCCTCGCCAAGGCCCGCACGATTGCCTACGCCAAGGTCGCCGCCGGCAGTGTCCTGGTCGTCGCCTCGATGGGGTGGATCGCAGTCTGGATGGCCGCGTAGTTTCCCGACCCCCCGGCCCCTGCCCTACCTAGTAAACGTAGTAACAGTAGTTAGTTAGTAGTGAGAAGTGGGTCCCCAGCACCCGCATTCACCCACCCGCGTACTTCCGGGCATCCGAGCCCCCGCCACATTTCAGCATCGCCACGGCCTAGCCATTCGGCCCCTCGGACCCCCTCTGCCCTAACCTCACACGCCAACGTCATTGCACGCACTAACGTCGCTATGTGATGTCGCTTAGTCGGCTAATTCTGGTACGTTTGGCTAAACGACGCCTACGGAGGCAAACCATGACCACCCAGCTCAACCACCGCCAGACCGCCCTCTACGCCACCGCCACGGAGGCCGACAAGCGCTACCGCCAGGTCAAGATCGAGGCCCACGCCGAGGCTCAGCGCATCGTCGAGCAGGCCATCGCCCAGGCGCTGGCAGAGCGCGACATGGCCGTCCGCCGGGCGTTCGACGCCGGGGTCCGGAAGTCGTTCTTCCGACGCCGGGACGGCGGCCTGCACACGACGAACCAGGACGCCATCAACCAGGTGTTGGCCCGTACGGAGCACTTCGCGGAGCTCGACGCAGCGGTCGAGGAAGCGGTGGTCGAGGCCGAGGGCGGCGCCCGGTTCGAGGTGAACGCGGCCGGGGAGCTGGTCGTGACTCCGCCGGCCGACGAGCTGGCGGTCCTCACGAAGCGGCTGGACATGGAAGAGGACACCGTGGTCCCCACCTCCGCCCGCTTCACCCGCACGAAGTTCGGGAAGCTCGACCCGGTAGAGGGCATGAGCATCCCCGGCACGATCGACCGCAACCCGGTGGTCGTGTGGGCGCTCGAGGCCGAGAACCAGGCCCGGGCCCTCGCCTGGTGGTCAGAGCTGACCGCCGCGTAACCGGCAAACGACACCCACGACACACGAAACGGACACCCCATGAGCAACCGCACGTTCCGAGCCGCCACGGAAGAAACCATGGACGAGCGCGCCGCAGACGCAGCAGCCAGCACGGGCCACCTCAGCATCGCCGCCGACGGCGCCGCGCGCGGCTGCTTCTGCTCGATCGAGACGGAGCATGACCGCGAGACCGGGCAGGTCCTCACCGTCGAGGCCATCGCGAACCGCAAGCGCGGAGCACGGCCCACCCTCGGCCAGCCCATCACGACGGACACGCTCGGCATCGCGGGGAAGGTGACGCCGGAGCGGATCGCTCGGATCACCAGCCGGTACGCCGAGACGCCGGTGTTCGACCCTGATGTGGTCCCGCGCGGCAGGTACGCACACATCGGCGGCGGCATCTGGCTGCGCCGGTGCCGCGAGTGCGATGACTACGTGCGGAGCTACGGCTCCGTGGCGTACCTCTACCCGTTCGCCAGGCACGAGGCCAGTCACGGCGTCGACGTTGCCGGCTACAACACTCCGATGCTGGCATCGGCATGACCCTCTGCCTGTCCTGCAACCGCGGAATGGCCCCGCGCATCGACGGCGTCGTCGTGCACTGGGCCTCCGGACTCCGCGGTTGTTCCGAATCACACCCACACCCGAACAGCACCACCGCAGCCCAGGAGGCAACCCGATGACCACCTCGACCGACCACACCGCGCGAGCGGGAGCAGCCCCCAGTGGCACGCGAGTCCGCTACCGCTCGGACGTCTCTCTGGTCTCCATGCTTGCCGGCGAGGTTCGCATCGTCGGCCCGAAGGACGAGACCGGCGGCGCCGAGATGCTGGACGAGGCCGGGACCTCGATGGACTACCGCAACGCGGCGCAGCTGGAGGGGGACGAGTTCTGGGGCGACTTCGAGCTCGTTGCCGCAGCGCCGACGGAGGGCGAGCCGTCCGTGCAACCGCCGACGCGCGAGCAGATCGCGGAGGCATGGGAGCAGGGATTTGCTGACGGCCGACGCTGCGACGCCGAGGGCGAGGATGGGCCGCGATTCACGAACCCGTACCGTGACGACCTGTTCCCGCAGCCAACCCCGAGCGCCGAGCAGGAGTTCCGCTGGAGGGTGCAGGCGCTCCGCGACGAGATGTTCGCCGAACTCGACTCGCCGGACCACCTCGTGCCGCTCGACTCCCTGGTCGAGCGGATGGACGCGTTGCTCGCTGAGAACGTCCCGCCCGCCAAGCCGGTGCGCATGACGCAAGGCATGACGTTCACTGCGCATCCGCCGGCGCGCCAGTTCATCTACCGGGGCGGCGGAACCTACCGCGACGAGAGCACTGGGGTGCACGTGTCCGCTAACGCATTCGACCCGTCCACGATCCGTGACGTTCGGGAGTCGCGGCAATGAGCCCCGACCCGCACGTCGTTCGGTTCCTCGACACCGTCGTTTCGATCGAGGTCCCGCCCATTGGCCCGACGTTGATGGAGGTTGACGGCGAATGGGTCGCGACCGGACCCGGGATGGACGCGATTCTCGCAGCGTGGCGGGAGGGCGCCACCGACCGGGAGCCGCGTGGCTTCACGAAGGTCTACGGCGGGCAGTGGGACGACTACGTGCTCGGGGACCTAGACCCGAACCACGCCGACGGCATCCGGCTGACCACGGTCGAGTTCGAGAGCGTGCACGACCGCAGGTACATCCCGTCCCGCGCGATCGTCTACCACCTGGAGGCGCTGCCGTTCGAGGTCGAGGTGGTGGCCCCCTGACTCTCGTCAAGAATTAGCCGACTCCCGCTTCCATTTAGTCGACTAACCGTGTAGGGTTGAGTCATCGGCCGGGAGAGCCGACCAGAACCCCGCCGGACGTCGAGCTCGCTCCGCCGGCCACATCACCAGGAGGACAGCATGACCACCAGCCCCACCGCGGCGCACGTCATCGAGACCGGCGTCCTCGACGCCGACAGCGCGCTCGCCCTGCTCGAGGAGGTCGTCGCCGAGAAGGGCACGACCTACAACACCGACGACGGCGTCTACTTCCAGAGCTTCGCCTCGCACGAGCACGCCGCCACCCCCGTCGACCTCATCGGGCACGTCTTCGACAAGCTCGGCAAGACGGCGCACGACCTGTCGGACATCGACGACCCGCACGCTTCACCGGAGAGCATCAACAACTGCTGGATCTCGTCCATCGGCATCGACGGCATCGAGATCACCGACGAGGCGCGCACGATGCTCTACGAGGCGCAGACCTCGGAGACCGGCGGCAGGAACTGGGGCGGTCAGCTCGAAGCGGCGCAGTTCGCCCACGCCAACCGCCGCGGCTTCGCGATCCTGGCAGCCGCCGCGTGAGAGCGGTCGACCCGGGCATCGGCGACCGTGTGGTCATCCAGCCGGTCGGCCCCTTTGCCAGGCTCAGTCGGTCGGCGCGGACGGGCGAGGTGGACGCGCTCGACCTCGCCAACGACCGCGCGCGAGTGCTGCTCGACCGCCGCCAGGTCGCCGTCCCGTACGCCGCGCTGCGAGTCGCGACCGACGACCCCGACGAAGACCTGTGGCGCCGGTACCGGGACGGGCTGGTCTCCACTGGCCTCTCCTTCAACGGCATCAGCAAGCGCGACTTCATGGCCGGCCTCGCGGCCGCCGCCTGACCGAAAGGACTCCCATGAACAAGGACCTCCAGCCCCTCCACCGAGTGCACCTCGCGGCCGTCACCACGGCCGACCTGGAGTGGCGCGAGACGAAGCGCACTGCGAAGGCGCGCGCCCTGCTCCGCGCCGAGCAGGAGATCGCCGACGCCCTCAAGGCGCGGGACCGCACGGTCCGCGCCGCGGTCGACGCCGGTCTGCCGCTGGTCGAGCTGCGCCGGAAGCACCAGGGCCTGCACACGAGCAACCAGAGCACGGTGCTCGACTCGCTCCGCCGCACGGAGGCGGACATGCTGGGGCTCGCCGCATGAGCGGGAAGTTCGCCCCAGCCGACGAGTCCGGCAGGAAGCCGTACTACGTCGAGAAGAGGTCCTGGGCAGGCCGCCGCTCCTGGGTGAGCATCGGCTGGGGCCGGACAGTGTCGGACGCCAAGTACGACGCATGGGGTCGACTGGGGCCGTACGACAGCATCATCGTCTGCCGCCGCGCCACCCACGAGGACATGGAGAAGTACGCGCGATGACCACGGACGACCTCAGACCCGGGCACTACGTCGAGCTCGACCACCAGACCCGCGTCATCCGCCGCATCATCCCGCACCCCGCCGGCCGAGCAGCCGAGTGGGTCGGGGGAGGGGCCACCACCCTCCGCCGCATCGCATCCGAGGGCCGCGTCATCCCGACGCCGCTCCGCAACCCAGACGCCCGACTCCAGCTAGCCGACTAAGGAGGCACCCGTGAGCATCACCGCCCTGCACCCCGAGATGCAGACCGACGAGGACGAGGCCGTTCTCGCGGTCTCCGAGTTCAACTCCTCGGTCGGCTACTTCGGCTACGACGCCGACCTGACGACCGACCACCGCGGCATCCGCGAGATCGTCGTCCGCTACGACGGCGACACCCTGTCCGTCTTCACCGAGGACGACACCGACTGGCTGGAAGACCTCGCGTCCTACGGCTACAAGCTCGAGAACGGAGCCATGGCCGCATGAGCGTGCAGGTCCACATCGACATCGCCAGCGGCAGCGCCCACCGGCACCTCTCGATCGAACGGCAGAGCGAACCACGCTTCGACGAGGACGGGCGCCGTGACCCGACGGACATCGGCGAGTACGCCGTCATCCTCGGCGGCCACCACGGGCAGAGCGCCCCGATCGCCACCTTCCACCACCGCTACAGCGAGGATGTCCTCTCGCTCATCACCAGCGCCATCGCGGCGCTCCGCAACGCAGGAGTCGAGCGAGCATGACCGACAAGACCATCAGCTACAACGAGTTCGACGAGATCGACCAGCCCGGGAAGCGCAGAGACTACGGCTTCACCGACACCCCGACCGACCTCGACGCCTGGCCGCCGCAGGTCACGGCCGACGGCGCGATGTACGGCCTCGGCTGGTCGACGAACATGCGAGCACGCATGGCCAACAACGACACCCACCCCGACGACCTCGCGCTCGTCGACGGCGGCATCGAGTGGGTGCCGGTCGACCCGGACCACACCGAGCCGACCGCCGCCGCGCAGGAGCAGCTCCGAGGGCGGCGCGGCCGCTACGCCGACATGGCCCGCTTCGCCGTGCACTACAACAAGCGCGCCGAGCAGATGGCCGGCCGCCCCGGCTACCTCTTCCACCCCGTCCCGCTCGTCACCGAAGGAGCTCGCTGACCCATGGACCGCCTCACGCCCCGCGACGCGCAGATCGAGCGCATCGAGGCCTTCCTCAACGAGCCGACGAAGGCTGCCCTGCTCGCTGACGAGATGGGCGTGGGCAAGACCCTCGTGGCGGTCGAGATCGCGCTGCGCTTCAAGCGCACGCTGACCATCGGCGTGAAGGACACGTACGCGCAGTTCGCCGAGCTCTTCGAGGCGCAGTCCGAAGGCACGCAGCAGCTGCGCCGCCTCCAGTCCGAGACGAAGGCGGGCCGCGAGGCCATGGCCGACATGCTCGCCGGGAAGCCCGGGCACTACTTCGCCGGGTCGCAGTTCCTCGTCGCGCAGGACTGGCAGTCGGACCGCGTGCTCGACTCGGAGACCGGGCGCACCGTGTGGAAGACCCTCAAGAAGACCGGCGCCGTGGTCACCCGCAAGGCGAAGTCGGGCGAGATCGGCCCCCGCGTGCTCCCGGTCGCGGAGACCGTGTCGACGCAGCGCAACATCTTCCGCAAGATGAAGCCGCTCGACGCCGTCCTGTTCGACGAGGTGCACGTCATCCAGAACCGGAAGTCCGCGGGCTCGAAGACGATCAAGACCATCAAGACCGAGTACAAGCTCGCGCTCTCCGGCACCTTCTACGGGAACACGTTCACCGGCGCATGGGCGGTCTGCCGGTGGCTCTGGCCCACCCTCGTCGACGGCTCCTACTGGCACTGGGTGAAGGAGTGGTGCACGAGCGAGGAGGTCTACGTCGCGAAGGACGAGACGCGCACCGTCTACGGCAACGAGAAGGAGCCGGGCGAGTTCGTGAAGACCCTCCCGCTGTACTTCCGCGCCGAGGCAGAGCCGCTGCCGCCGTCGATTGATATCTACGTCGACCTCACGCCGAAGCAGCGCGAGCAGTACCGGGACCTCGAAGAGGACATGATGCTGTGGGTCGGCGAGAACCCGCTCGTCGTCGACCTGCCGGCGACCCTCCGCCAGCGCCTCCGCACCGCGGCGCTCGGAGAGATGAACGTCACTGAGGACGGCGAGGTGTTCTTCGACCTCGACTGCGAGTCGGCGAAGCTGCGCGCCATGCACGGCGTCCTCAACACGTACTGGGGCGGCAAGGAGCAGGCCATCATCGGCATGCAGTCCAAGCGGTTCGCCTACGTCACCGCCGAGCGCATGCGCCGCGCGGGGGAGCGCGTCGCACTCTGGACCGGCGACACCAGCAGCACCCAGCGCGACGAGATCAAGCGGGCGTTCCTCGCTGGCGAGATCCAGTACATCGTCGCGACGATCAAGTCCATGAGCACCGGCCTCGACGGCTTCCAGAGGGTCTGCTCGAAGATGGTCTGGCTCGAAGAGCTCGACGGCGATGAGGCAGTGAACGCACAGTTTGTCCGCCGCCTCTTCCGCCCGGGCCGCGTCGGCCACTTCGAGTCGGTGAAGATCCTCGCGAAGGACACGAAGGACACCGGCGTCTACGGCGCCAACCTGGCCCGTGCCCTCGCGAATCGGGCCACCATGGCCCTTGCGGCGTAGTCCGCAATCTGACACACTTAGTCGACTAATCAGTCGCAAGCATTGGAGGATGCATGACCGACACCACCGCACGCGCCGAGAGGCAGAGCGTGCTCCACGACGTTGCCGAGTTCCACCGGGCCTTCGAGCACCCCATCCACACCACTCCCCAGCACTTCGTCCCCACCGACCTCGTCAACCTGCGGATCGACCTGCTCCGCGAGGAGTTCCAGGAGTACCTGAAGGCCGCGCGCGACGAAGATGTCGTGGAGATCGCCGACGCCCTCGCGGACATGCAGTACATCATCAACGGCACCGCGCTGGTCTACGGCATCGACCTCAACGCCGTCCACGCCGAGGTGCACCGCTCGAACATGAGCAAGCTCGGCCCGAACGGTCAGGTCGTCCGCCGCGCGGACGGGAAGGTCCTCAAGCCGGCGACGTACGAGCCGCCGATGATCGTCGTCGTGCTCGAGGAGCAGGACGGGACGCACCTCCAGCCGGAGGAGCGGGCCATCGAGGTCCGCCGGCACGACTACGACACGAACAGCTTCTCGGCCGCTTCGCCCTACTGCGCGGCCATGGTCGAGCGCGGCGGCGGTGGCGACCAGTGCGGCTTGCTGCGCGACGACCCGGCGCACCTTCCACTCACGGCTGTCGTGCAGACCCTCGACGGCGTTCAGCACATCGGCGTCCTGCCGGTCGACGCTGCTACCGCTCGCAACTCCGACGAGCGACCGAAGCGCAACACTCTCGACGACCGGCTCCGGGCGCTCGAGACGATCCTCGCATTTCCCAACGGACGCATCGACGACCTGAATCGCGAGAGTGCGCAACAGGTCATCATCGAGGCACGCAACGCGCTCAAGAAGCAGGTGGCCGCGTGGTGACCTACCCCATCCAGGCCATCGGCGAGCTCCAGCAGATCGCCGTCTTCGACACCGAGACCACCGGCATCGACCTCGAGAACGACCGCATCCTCACCGCGTTCGTCGGCCTCATGGGCCGCGACGGCGCGCTCACCGAGCGCTGGGAGTGGCTGCTCGACCCGGAGATGGAGATCCCCGAGGCCGCGGCCGCCGTGCACGGCGTCACCACCGAGCGCGCCCGTGCCGAGGGCACTGACTGGCGAACCGGCATCAGCGAGATCCAGCTGCTCATCGGCAACCTGCTCGAGGCTGGCATCCCGGTCGTCGCCTACAACGCGCGCTTCGACTTCACCGTGCTCGATCGCAACGCCCGCGCCGCTGGCTTCCCGTCGCTCGACGCCCCCGCGCCGGTCTTCGACCCGTACGTCACCGACAAGGCCGTCCAGAAGTTCCGCAAGGGCAAGCGCACGCTCACCGACACGTGCCGCGTCTACGGCGTCACGCTCGACAACGCGCACGAGGCCGAGGCAGACGCCGTGGCCGCCGGCCGACTGATGTGGAAGCTGATCGAGGGCATGCGCCCGCACTGGACCACCGAGTCGATGCACGGCACCACCCGCCAGCGCGCCGCCGAGCAGGCGCAGTCGCTCCAGGCCTACTTCGACCGGACGAAGCCGACCGAGAACATCGTGGTGCACGCGGCCTGGCCCGTCGTGCCCGTCGTCGAGGAGGCGGTCGCAGCATGACCGGCAGCATCGTTCTCACCCGCGGGATCCCCGCCTCCGGCAAGTCCACCTGGGCCAAGCAGTGGGTCGCCGAAGACCCGGCGAACCGTGTCAGGCTCAATCGCGACGACCTCCGCACGATGATCGGCGCCACCGACTTCGACTTCGCCACCGAGAAGCTCGTGACGCACCTCCAGCACGAGGGCGCGCGCCAGGCGCTCAAGGCTGGGAAGTCCGTCGTCATCGACGACACCAACCTCCGCGCGAAGTACGTCCGCGCCTGGTTCGCCATCGGCCCCGTCGAGTTCCGCGACTTCCCGATCGACCTCGAGCTCGCCATCGTCCGCGACAAGAAGCGCGTCAAGGGCGTCGGCGAGAGCGTCATCCGCGGCTTCCACCAGAAGTTCATCACCCCGAACAAGGGCAGCCTGCCGCCGATCCCGGAGCAGGAGGCCACGCCCGCTGTCGAGCCGTACGTGCCGAACACCGACCTGCCGGTCGCCATCATCGTCGACACCGACGGAACGGTCGCCCGCATGGACGGCCGCAGCCCGTACGACTACACCCAGGTGCACACCGACCTGCCCGTAGCGGATGTCGTCGCGCTCGTGCGCTACCTCGCGGCCGACCACCAGGTCATCGGCGTCTCCGGCCGCCCCGAGGACGAGGCCGGGAAGGACACGCTCGCCTGGTGGCAGCGGCACGGCATCCCGTTCGACGAGTTCTACTTCCGGCCCGCGGACCGCAAGGACGTGCGCGACGACATCATCAAGCGCGACATCTTCGACGAGCACATCCGGCACAACTACAACGTGGTCGGCGTCTTCGACGACCGGCTCCGCGTCGTCCGGATGTGGCACGCGCTCGGACTCACCACCTACCGCGTCGGCGACCCCGACGCCGACTTCTGAGAGGCAGGCACCATGAAGCTCGACCAGATCATCGACCTCGCCGACCTCCAGCAGGAGCTCCAGGCGGGCTACGTGACCGAGAGGAAGCACCCGGAGTTCCCGGAGCTGTCGATCCTCAACTACACCGACCGCGCCCAGTTCGACCAGCACTGGACCCCGGTTACCCGCCGCACCCGCGGCCTCATCGTGAACAACATGACGAACGAGATCCTCGCGCTCCCGTTCGCCAAGTTCTTCAACTACGGCCAGGGCGACGCGCAGTACAACCTCGACGCTCCGATCGTCGGGGCCTTCGACAAGCTCGACGGCTCCCTCGGCGTCGGCTACCGGGCACCCGATGGCAGCTACCGCATCGCCACTCGCGGCTCCTTCGACTCGGAGCAGGCTCGGCACGCGAACGCCTGGCTCGCCGCGAACCCGCAGTCCAAGGCGGCGGCCCTCCTGTCCGATGCCATCGGAGCCGTCACAACGCCCCTCTTCGAGATCATCTACCCGGACAACCGCATCGTGGTCGACTACCAGGGCCGCGACGAGGTCGTCTTCCTCGGGCACGTCGATCGCCTCCCGATGTTCTACGGCCAGTTCTACCCAGAGCTCGAGCTGGCCCACGAGTCGGACCCGCTCACCCTCCGTGAGGTGCTGGCCCTCCCGCCGCGGGACAACGCCGAGGGCTGGGTCGTCTGGCTCGACCGGACCACCGCCGTGAAGATCAAGTACGAGAAGTACGTCGATCTCCACCGGGCGATCTCGAACATGACGCCGAAGGAGGCGTGGCGCCAGCTCCGCGCCGGTACCTTCGATGAGTTCGCCGAGGCCCTGCCCGACGAGTTCCACGACTGGGCGAAGGGCGTCGAGCAGGAGCTCATGGACGAGTTCGAGGCCGCATGGGGCGAGGCGTCCAGCCGAACTCACGAGCTCCGCCTGTTCCACAACGAAGTCGTCGGTGGCCGTCCGCGGCGCGAGCTGGCCGAGTGGGTCAAGCGGGAGGTGCGCCCCGAGGCGCGCGGCCTCGTCTTCGGCATGCTCGACGGCAAGGACATGTCCGACTCGATCTGGCGCATGCTCGAGCCCAAGGCCGCGGCGTGATCGTCGCAGCCTGCGAGCAGTGCCACACCCTGCTCGGCACGTTCCCCTCCGCCTCCGCAGCCCTCGTTGCTTGGGAGGAGCACGACGTGGACTGCCCCAGGAGACGAACCACCACCCGACTGACCGAAGGAGCAACAGCATGACCATCGACGACCAGCTGCGCGCCGCCACCGAGTACGAGACCTGGAAGCTCGGCCGCATCCAGGAGGGCGGCGAGTTCTCGATCGACGAGTACGAGCGCCACCTTCGGGCCCAGCGGGCAGGGGACCGGATCGACCGCATCAGCGAAGTCGTCAGCCCGGTCATCGAGGCCGGTTCCGAGGGCGTGACGAAGGACGAGCTGTGGAAGCTGCTGCGCCGAATCGAACGACTGTCCGACACCAAGGAGGAGACCGAGTGAGCACCATCACCCTCGACCAGCCGGCCGCAGCGCCGGAGGTCACCGCCGCCCCGCCCGTGCGCGAGCGCAGGAAGCCGGGCCGCAAGACCAACGCCGAGCGCGAGCAGCGCGCCCTCGAGCGCCAGCGCCTCGCCGAACTGCGCGAGCAGGAGTCGAAGCGCGCGAAGCGGATCCAGCCGGACACCCGGCTCTCCCTCGTCGTCGCGCTGTCGATCGCAGGCGTCGCCCTGGTGACCTCGTTCACCATCTCGTACGCGAACATCGCGGGCACCGCCGAGTGGATGAAGCTCTCCTGGCACCCGCTCGTCTACATCGTGCCCGGATTCATCGAGCTCCTCATGGTGTTCTCGACCCTCGACTACATCATCAGCCGGAGCCGCGGCGAGTCCGGGCGCCCGGCCCTCGGCGCGATGGTCGTTCTGTCGGCTATCGCCGTCCTCGGCGGCGCCGCACACACGATCGCCGGGTGGGGGAGCGCCTTCGCGGTCACGAACTGGGAGGCCATGGTCGGCACCATCCTGTCGGCGGCCGCGCCCCTCGTCGTCGTGTTCGTCTCGAAGCGGCTGTCCGCCCTCGTGTTCGAGGTGGCCGAGTAGTGGCGGCCTCGGACTTCCGCGAGTTCAGAGCGGGCTCGAAGCCCCAGCGGCTCGCTGACGAGTTCAACCACGTGCTCGACGACGCCCTCGCCGACAACTGGGCGGACCAGATCAACTGCCACGAGTACCCCGAGCGCTACGTCGACTACCAGGTCACGCCGTCGAAGGAGCGGGCGGAGTGGCTGTGCGAAGGCTGCCCCGTGAAGGCGCTCTGCAAGGACTACGCCCGAGCCACGAAGCCGGGCTGGGGAGTCTGGGGCGGCGAGCGGTGGAAGTACGGCAAGCGGGTTGTCGACACGCCCGACAAGAATTAGTTGACTAAAAGCTTGACCGAGTTGGCTAAATTGTGGTTACCTTCTCTTGTCGCCGAAAGGCGGCAGGAAGGAGGCCAGACCAAGCATGTGGCACTGGAAGAGAAGAGCCGGAAGCGGGGAGCGCCCCGCACAGCCGACCATCACGAACCGCACCAACTGAGGAGGCAACTCGCATGACCCGCACCGACGAGGAGATTCGCCACCTGGCAATCAGCCTCCTCAAGCTCCCGACCGCTCGCGACCAGCAGACGCGAGTCGGAGCATCGAACATCTCCAACCAGTGCGACCGCTGCCTGGCCTACAACTTCGCTGGCGATGACCGCAGCACCCCGATCCTCGACCAGGCCTGGATGGGCCGCGTGCTCGGCACCGCCTTCCACGGCCTCCTCGAGAGCCGCATGCGCGACCTGCTTGGCGAAGGCGACAATCTGGACGAGCGCCAGCTCGCTGTCGCCCGACGCCACATGGAGCTCATGGTCGGCAGTTTCCCGCAGGCGAAGCCGGAGACGCACGTCTTCTTCGGGCAGCTCGAGAACTACGGCGCCGTCGGAGGAACCATCGACCTCGACCTCGGTGAGGACGACGACCAGCTCATCGACTGGAAGGGCTCGGACCGCCAGAAGATCTGCCTGCTCATCGACGCCCTCGCCATGCAGCGCGGCCTCGAGCCCGTGTTCGGCCGCAAGCACAAGTACATGGCCCTCTTCGAGCAGGGCAAGGATGGCGTCTTCCGGAAGGTCGCCGACCAGCTCTCGGAGAAGGAGTACGCCGCCGGCATCGAGAAGATGACCTACAAGGTCACGGGCTACTTCGGCCAGGCGCAGCTCTACATGAAGGGCGCGGGACGCTCCCGCGCCTCCCTCGTCTTCATCGCCCGCGACGGAACCGGCTACTTCGACAACCCCGAAGCCGGCCGGTACGACGACCCGACCGCGATCCACGATGTGCACGTGCTCTCGTTCGACTACGACGAGCACTACGCCGACGCGCTGCTCGCTCGCGCCCAGGCGATCGTGAGCCACCTCCACGAGGGCGGCGCACCCGCCGACCTCAACTCGCACCCGCTGTGCTTCTCCTGCTCGCAGGAAGCGAAGGACCGGACCTCGATCGTCGAGGTCGAAGTGTCCTACACCGCACCGGCCGCCGCTTAGCCGCGATAGTCGACTAAACTCACTCAACTAGGAGGACCACTTGCCCGACATCCCTGCACTCCCGCAGCCGCTCTTCATGCAGCTCGCAACGAAGCCCGCCAAGATCGGCGCCCCGAAGAGCGTCCTGCTCTACGGCCCGACCGGCACCCGCAAGACCAGCATGCTCGGCGAACTCATCAAGGCCGGTCGCTTCAACAAGGTCGTCTGGATCGACGTTGACAACGGCACCGAGGTGTTCGCCAACGACCCCGAGGTGCTCGCCGCCGTCCGCGACGGCCGCATCTCCGTCGTCAACATCGACACCACGACGATGAACCCGACCGCCGCCGTCCAGCTCATCGAGCAGGTCGTCTTCGAGATCGCCGGCGTCTGGCGCACACCGCTCGGTCACATCGAGGTGAACCCGAACGTCCCGAACTTCGGCGTCGACCTCATCGTGCTGGACACGCTCAACCTCATCCAGCAGGTCGCGGTCAAGCACTTCATGGCGACGGTCATGAACGACAAGGGCACCGCCCTCGACCCTCGGGCCGCTTGGGGCAAGGTGAGCCAGTGGACCGACGAGATCGTGCGCCTGATGCACAACTCCACGCGGTTCACCGGGGCCTTCGTCGCCCACCCGAAGGAGGTCGAGGAGAAGAACGGCGCCGTCAAGATCAAGCCGCAGCTCCAGGGCTCGATCAAGGACAACATCGCCTCGATCCCCTCCCTCGTTGCCTACCTCGACTGGGAGCGCAACGCCGAGACCGGCGAGACGGAGCTCGTCGCCACCGTCGGCGAGTCCGCGGCGTACGAGAGCAAGAACCGCTACATGCTTCCGAGCAAGATCCACGGCTTCAACCTCGTCGAGCTCTACAAGACGATCGACGCCAAGACCAACGGCGAGCAGCCGACAGCTGCCCCCGTCACCGACACCCAGACCCCGGCCGCGGTCGCGGCCTAACCCCAGGAGGACACCACCATGACCCAGTTCATCGTCGAGGTCGACGCACAGGCCGAGCAGCTCCAGGAAGAAGCGAGGAAGGGTGGCGGCGACGGCAAGTTCCCGCCCGTCCCCGCCGGCAAGTACCAGGCGTTCGTCGAGAAGATCGAAGGTGTCGAGAACTTCGGCGGCACCGGCGCCAACTCCCAGAAGAAGGTGCTCAAGCTCCGCGTGAAGATCGTCGCGGAGTCGCCCGTCGCCGCAGGCCGCGTCTACTTCGTCAAGATCCCGCTCTTCATGCGTTGGGCACCGAACGACAAGAACCCGCAGGGTGCCGTCGCCAGCACCTACTTCGACTTCTTCGAGAAGGTGATGCAGATCCCCTCCGAGCAGGTCGCGAAGGGACAGGTCGGCGACCTCGAGGCCGTCGGCGGCAAGCCCCTCACCGTCATCCTCAGCAAGCCGAAGGCTCCGGACCAGTGGAACCCGCTCGGGTCGAACGAGGTGTCGTTCGTGAACGCGCCGGGCGACATCAAGGAGACGCCGCAGACGAAGCTCATGGTCCCGTGGCTGGACGACAACGGCAACCTGAACCCGCAGTTCGCCCAGGGCGCCCCGGGTCAGGGCGCTGCACCGCAGCAGACGGCCCCGCCCGCCTACGGTGCCCCGCAGGCCGCCCCGCCCGCGTACGGTGCGCAGTCGGCCGTGCCCCCGGCATACGGTGCGCAGCAGCCCGTCGCCCAGCAGGCCCCGCCGGCCTACGGCGCTCCGGCGCAGGCCGCGCCGGGCTGGATGCCCGGCCAGGACGCCGTCCAGGTGGCCGCCGCAGCCGCCACCGGCTACTAAGACCCGCTCGCCCCGCCGCTGATTCACTCCCCATGTGGGCATCGACGAACAGCAGCGCGAGCGGGGCAGCACCGAGCCACCCGGGGAGACCCGAACCCCCGGGTGGCTCACCGCGGATCGGTAGCTCAGCGGAAGAGCAGCGACAGGTACCACCCGCAAGGGCGCGTTCGCAGGTCGGAGGTTCGATCCCTCCCCGATCCACACTCGACTAAATCGATGCATGACGACAGGGAGCAAGAACATCAGCACCACCAAGGGCATCTGCTCCCTCACCATCTGCGATCGCCCGATCCACGCCGTTCAGCTCTGCAAGGGGCACTACGACCGCAAGCTCGCGGGGCGTCGCTTGGACACCCCGATTCGGAGCATCCGCAAGTGGCGGACGCTGGCCTCGATGAAGGAGTGCTCGGTCCGTGAGTGCGCCAAGCCATCGGTCACTCGGGGGATGTGCGAGCTGCACTACCGCCGAGTGCTGAGTGGGCGCCCGGTCACTGGCGCGCCGCGTACGCGGCGAACTGGAACGGGGCGGTGGTCGAACGCCGACGGCTACATCACCATCTCCATCATCGAAAACGGCAAGCGGGTTCGGCGCCTCGAGCACCGCGTCGTGATGGAGCAGATGCTCGGCCGACCCCTCCGTGACGACGAGAACGTGCACCACAAGAACGGCGTCCGCAACGACAACCGACCAGAGAACCTCGAGCTGTGGACCACCGCGCAACCCAAGGGGCAGCGCGCGAATGACTTGCTTGAGTTCGCCCACGACATCATCAACCGCTACGGGAAGGAGTTCGCAGCATGAACACCTTCGCCGAAGCAGCCCAGGAGTACCGGAGGAGAGGCTTCGCCCCGATCCCGCTTCGGGGCAAGGTCGTCGCCGACTCCGGCTGCACCGGCCGCGAAGGCACGGTCACCGACGAGAAGATCGCCGCATGGTCGACCGATCCCACCTTCGCCCACCTCAACATCGGCATCCGAGCCGAAGGCTTCATCGGCATCGACGTGGACGCCTACAACGAGAAGCACGGCGACCAGCAGCTCGCGATCCTCGAGCAGGAGCTCGGCCCGCTGCCCGTCACCATATCCTCGACCTCCCGCGGCGACGCGACCCCCAGCCGCCAGCACTTCTACCGTGTCCCGGACGGCATCGAGTTCCTGACCAAGGCCGCCGACGACATCGACATCATCCAGCGCGGCCACCGCTACACCGCCGTCTGGCCCTCGATTCACCCCGACACCGGCACGCAGTACCGCTTCTACGACTACGAGGGCGAGCCCATGGCGGGCCTGCCGACCGTGGACGACTTCGAGTGGCTGCCCGAGGTCTGGCTCGAGCACCTCCGCGTCGAGCGCCCCGTCTACAAGCACGAGCAGTACACCGGGCCCCAGGCCGTGCTCGCCTCCGTCGACGAGATCAACCAGACGAACGCCATCATCCGCCAGCTCTCCGCCCTGCCGAAGCAGTGGACCGAGGGAGCCGGGTGGCACGACATCGTCTTCGGCTCAGCCGCCTGGCTCAGCCGCATGGTCAACTCCGCCGCCTACGTCATCGACGAGCAGCGCGCGATCGACCTCCTGCTCACATACACGCCGACCTACCCCTCCTGGGGCCAGGACAAGGTGCTCGAGCAGTGGCACGACGCCCGGAAGCGCACCGAGGGCCAGTTCGCCGACATCCCGCGGCAGCAGATCCCCGAGCCCAAGCCCTTCCAGGACATCGCCAACCGGCTCCCGTCGCACACGAGCAACGGGACCGAGTGGTTCGAGCTCTGGGCACGGACACCCGACGACGGCTCCGAGCGCGGCTACTGGCAGATCCGGCACCTCATCTTCGTCGAGGCCCTGCGCTTCGGACTGACGGACGAGGAAGCCGTCTCGCTGGTCTGGCAGACCCGCTCGTCCCAGTTCTTCCAGGTCGAGGAAGGAGGGCTCGCCCGCCTGTGGCGCGAGGTCGCCTCCGCGCGCGAGATCGTCAACCGCGAGAACGGGCTACCCGCGGCGCCGATCGACCCCACCGCGGCGAACCTCCCGGCCGAAGCCCCGGCGGCCGCCAATGAAGCTGCACCCGAGGTGCACGAGACCGTCTTCGGTGCCATCGAGCACCCCAAGCTCATCACCGACGCAGAACGAGAGGAGGTCTCCAACGTGAAGTGGTTCGGTCAGCAGTACATGGACTACGTCGAGGAGACCCTCTCGACCATCAACCCGCCGTACCACCGGCTCAACCGCTGGTTCATCCTCTCGCTCGTCTACGCACCGCACGCCTGCCTCGTGAAGGAGGGCGGGATCACCGTTCCTCTCAACGTCTGGGGCATGACCCTCGGCCCGTCCACGTCCGGCAAGTCGGAGTCGATGGACATGCAGCGCACGGTGCAGGGCGCCTACTTCGTCAACCCCGACGACGACCCGGACATCGGCGGCGACGCGACCCCCGAGTCGCTCATCAAGCAGCTCATCATCCGCGACGGCAAGTCCTCGTGGTTCGTCTCGGACGAGGCCAGTGCCCACATCGAAGCGTCCCGCCCCGGCCAGGCCGGCTACCTCCGGAACCTCCGCGAGAAGCTGACCGACATCTACGGCGGCCGCGTGCCGAAGATCCTCCGCAACGGCGACGCTGAGCTCTCGAACGTCAACGCCCGGGCCTACCTCGTGATGCAGTACGCGGGCATCGACGAGAAGATCTTCGACGCCCTCGAGCCGACCGACTGGGAGTCCGGCTTCCTGCACCGCTTCGTCTTCGCCGTCGGTGAGCGCGTCGAGCGCACCCGCGACATGAAGAAGAAGCGCCTCGCCAAGCGCGGCGACGTCGCCGCGGGCAGGCAGTACAAGATGCAGAAGCACTGGGCGGTCGAGTTCTCCGAGAACGTCCGGAAGCTCCAGGCCGTCGGCGGCGAGATGACGACGATGGAGGTCGACGCCTGGGTCCTCGAGCGCGACCTCGAGTTCTACGAGTACTTCGAGCAGATCCTCAAGGGCCACCCCAACGCCGAACTGCTTCGGCCGTCGGTCGAGCGCTTCTCCTGGTCCGTCATGAAGTGCGCCGCGCTGGTCGCCTGCTCCCTCGGTAGCGCCGAGATCCAGCGCATCCACTACCTCGTGGCCCTCGAGCAGGCCGAGGAGTGGCTCGGGAACCTCCTCAACATCGTCGGCAAGACGACCCAGTCCTCGTTCCGACGCGACGTCGACAAGCTCGAGCTCTGGATCCTCGGCCGCCCGCAGCGCCGAGCACGCCAGACCGACATCTACCGGCGCGCGACCGACAAGTTCACCGCCGACAGGCACCTCGAACAGCTCATCGCCGACGGCCGCGTCTACAGACAAATGGACCAGACCTCGAACGAACAGTGGATCTACGCCAAGGAGGCAACAGCATGACCAACACCATCACCGCCGAGCGCGCGCCGCAGCGTCTCGTCGCCCTCGACCTCTTCGCCGGCACCGGCTGGGGCGTCGCCTGCCAGTGGCTCGGCATCGAAGAGCACGGCGTCGAGATCATGCCCGAGGCCGTCGCATCGAGAGAGGCCGCAGGCATGGACACCGCCTACCGGGACGTCTGGGACGGCCTGCTCGACCACTCCGGCGAGTTCAAGATCGACTACAACCTGCTCATCGCATCGCCGCCATGCCAGACCTTCTCCGTCGCCGGAAAGGGCGCCGGTCGCAAGGCGCTCGACGACGTCCTCGTGGCGATCGAGCGCGGGGACTACACGAGCCCTGAGATGCTCAAGGAGCTGACCGCGCAGCTCGATGACCGCACCGCGCTCGTGCTCACGCCGCTGGCGCACGTCTACCGCGACCGCCCCACCTACGTGGTGCTCGAGCAGGTCCCCACCGTCCTGCCGGTCTGGAACGCCTACTCCGTCGTCATGCGGGAGCTCGGCTACTCCGTCGTCACCGGCGTGCTCAACGCTGAGCAGTACGGCGTCCCGCAGACCCGCAAGCGCGCCATCCTCATCGGTCGCCTCGACGGCATCGAAGCTGCGATGCCGCAGCCGACGCACTCGAAGTACTACAGCCGCGACCCGCAGAAGCTCGACGAGAACGTGCTTCCGTGGGTCTCCATGGCCGCCGCCCTCGGCTGGGGCATGATCCGTCGGCCCTACCCGACGGTCGCCTCGGGAACCGAGAACGGCGGGACGGCCCCGGCGGCACTCGGAGGATCCGGAGCCCGCCGAACCGTCTACAACGAGCGGCAGAGCGGGGCCTGGGTCGCCAGCGGGGACGCCGACAACGACGGCGGGATCCTGCGCCTCACCGACCAGGATGCCGCCGTACTCCAGTCGTACCCGCCCTTCAAGGCGATCAAGAACATGGGCCGCGGCATGGTCGAGCGGTACGGGGAGCGCCCTGGCCGGGCGTCCACCGAGCCCGCGTTCACCCTGCGTGCCTCGGCCGGCGGGACCGAGCCCGGCGGGTTCGTGCTCGAACTCGCTGACGGCGAGACCCGCAAGCTCACCCCAGAAGAGGCCGCGACCCTCCAGAGCTACCCTCGGTGGCCCCAGCAGGACCGCCCGGCGACGACGATCGCGGGAGACCCGCGGGTGGCTCTGCGCAAGCACCACTCGAAGGAGTCGCCCCAGATGCAGGGCGCGTACGTCTGCTCGGTGAGCGAGGCCGCGACTCTCCAGACGTACGCTGCCGGCTTCCCGTTCCAGGGCAGCCGCGGCAAGCGGTTCCTCCAGATCGGCAACGCCGTCCCGCCGCTGCTGGCTCGCGCCATCCTCGAGCAGCTCCTGCCCGCCACAACCACCGACGACCTGGAACTCGCAGCATGACCCCGCCGAAGATCAGGCCCTTCGCCACCATCGTCGCCGGCCGCACCCCGCGCGAGAAGGTGCACGCCAGCATCGGCGCCGCCAAGAACGCCCTCGTCTACACACCCGGATGCTCCGGCACTGTCTGGGGTCTCGACGAGCATGGCGAGTGGCAGCTGCTCTTCGAGGTGGCCGCCGAGTACGTCGAACCCACTGACGAAAGCACGGGCCGCTGGGTCCAGCACATCCCCTGGAGGAACGCATCGTGAGCACCTACGCCGCCCTGAGCGACGCCGCCGCGGTCTTCCGTCGCCTCGACTACATGGACCGCGCCGACCGCGCCGCGGCCGCAGCTCGCCTCGCCGAGCACCGCGTGTTCTCCAACCGGCAGCTCGCCGAGATCGTCGGCCTCCCTCGTCATGTCGTCGATGGCGTCGCCCGCCGCCCCGAGCGCACCGGCGGCCGTTTCGTGGCCGAGGCTCTCGACCCGACGCTCGAGCTGCTCCGCAAGCGCCTCGACGGCGAGGTGGACAAGGAGCTCGCGGCGAAGGTCGTCGCCATGGGCGTCTCCACGAGCTTCCTCGCGAGACTGACCGGCATCTCGCAGCGCACGATCGCCAGAGCGGCAGGCATGCCGTGAACGCGCCGCTGCCCCTGCCGATCTTCCCGTGGCCGCTCACCGCCGAGCAGAGCGCTCTCGTCCGGGAGGCGAAGCTCCGCCTCGGCCCGGACGCACCACTCGTGCAGCCCGTCCCGGCGAACCCCGGCGAGCCCGGCCGCGTGCTCGGGCTCGGCGCGTTCCCGCCGTTCGTCTGCGACCTGGCCTACGTGCCGGAGCCCACCAACATCGACCAGATCGAGAACCGGCTGCGCTGGCTCCTGCTGGATGACGGCCAGAAGGGCTTCGAGGTACTCGACTACCTCCGCGCCCTGCTCGGGCCCGGCGTGCAGGAGGTCACCGATGCTTGACGACACTGCGGCCGACGCCGACCTCGAAGCGGAGGAGCCGGACCCGATCGAGGTCATGGAGGCCGAGCACGACGGGCCGGTCGACTCCTTCCCTCCGGCAGCCAAGCGGTTGCTCGAGAAGGCTGAGGGGATCGGGTGGACGACCCACAACGTGCGCTCGGTCGTGCACCACGACGACACGTTCCTCAAGACGGGCGACAACGCTGGGCAGCTCAAGAAGGCCGCCCACGAGGTCGATCACTACTGGGTGTCCGGGCAAGCCCCCGGCTACGCACTCGGATTCGTCGCGAGCTGGAAGCGCGAGCGGAAGGAGAAGCCGACCTTCGCCTTCCAGTACGCGCGAGTCCTCGACCCCGTGGGGGAGCCGGTCGAGCTCTACTACGACTACGCCCCGGCGTCGTCCGACCTGCGACAGAAGAAGGACGAACCCGAGTGGGCGCACGCCCGCCGGGTGCGGGAGACGATCGCGCACGCCGAGCGTCAGGACGCCGACTACAACGACCGCGTCTCCCACCTCGTCAAGGACTACATCATCACCGGCAAGAAGGGGTTCGACGCCTGGCTAGGCGGTTGGGCCGAGATGCTCACGAAGGGAGCAGCAGCATGAGGAACGCCAAGGGTTCAAGCACGAAGGGGAGCGCCCGGAAGAAGACCGGCAGCGGATCCCCGGTCATCCGTGGAGTCTCCGCCTGGGGACACAACAGCTGCTCGAGCGGCAAGCGCGCGTGGCAGACCAGGAGAGACGCGAAGACCGCCGCGAGCATGGCCGGGCGCAACGGCATGCCGGGCATGAGCGCCTACTGCTGCGCCGAGTGCGACCTGTTCCACATCGGCCACCTCCCCGCGGCCGTCCGCACCGGCGAGGTCGGCCGCAACGAGTACTACGGGGGCATTGCATGACCCGCATCCTCTCCCTCGACCCCGGCGGCAACTCCGGCATCGCCCTCGGCTTCTACGACGCGGTGACTCCGTACCAGTTGCTCGAGCGCTGGCAGGTCCACGACGGCCTCGACGGGTTCCTGGCCTGGTGGCAGAACGAGTGCCCCGCCTTCGACGATCTGGTGAGCGAGCTGTTCGTCCTCGGCGACAACGAGTTCCGCGCCGACCTGACGCCCGTGCACATCGAGGGCGCACTCCGCGCGCTCTACCCGCGCCCGATCATGTGGCAGCCGAACACGGACAAGGCGGGGCTCACCGGCTACCCGGCGTCGGCGAAGACGAAGGCCCAGAAGCAGCGGGTTCGCTTCGACTTCCTCGATCGGTTCGGACTCTTCCGCCCGGGCACCGAGAACGACGACTCGAACGACGCCGTGACCCACGTCCTCGTGAACCTCAAGCGCCGCCGGCACATGCCGACGCTCCGCGCCTACTGGGCGCCGCACAGCCGCGATCTCCGCGCCGCATGAGAAACGCCCCGAGCTTCGGCTCGGGGCGTTCTCGTTAGTCGGCTAGAGGATCTCCTGGTTGCGCCAGTTCTTGCCCTCGAGGGTGAACGCCAGCATGCCGGAGCGGGACCGCTCGCCCTTGAGGTTCGAGAACCAGGACGAGCCGTTGTCACTGGCGGGCCCGACGAAGATCCACCGGGCGTTGCCGGACTGCTGGATCCGCAGCGAGTGGAAGTGGCCGACGAGGAGGATGTCCGCGTCCCAGGTGGGCATGCGGCCGTGGCTCTGCTTCGACCACCAGTCGCCGAGCTTGTCGGGGTTGCCGGCCTGGTGCCCGTGCACGAGCCCGATCGTCGCGTCGCCGAGGCGCACGGACATCGACTCCATGAGCGCGTCGGGGAACACGGTCTCGACGTTCGGGAAGACGCCGAGGAGCTCCTGCGTGTGCATGACCTGGCGGCCGACCGCGATGCCGAAGTCGGCGTGCGGGTTGCCAGCTTCCTCCTTCGGTCCGGTGCGCCAGCGCCCGTGATTCGACGGCACGTAGGCGTTGACGACGCGCTGGGCCTGCGGCGCGATGATCTTGAGCCCGGCGAGGTCCATCTTGAAGGAGTGGGCGATCATCGCGGGGAGGTCGAGGTCGTTGGTGTCCCGCTGCGAGGAGACGTTGTTCACGTTCTCGATCGCGTCGCCGGTGCGGGCGATGAGCACCTCGCGCGGCCGGTACTCGCGGAGGTAGTCGGAGAACGCGGCGTACGAGTTCATGACTCGCTCGCTGGCCTCGGAGGTGCCGCCAGCGAAGTCGGTCTTGCCCCACTGCTCGTCGGTCGGCTGGAGCACAGCTGCGTCGACCAGGTAGTCGCGCTTCGCGGGCACGTAGGTGAAGCCCTCGACGAACTTGGCGGCCGCCGTGAAGTCGACGGCGCCCTGCTCGAGCTTCTCCTTCGCAGTCTTCCGTGTCGCCGAGAACTTGTTCGCGTAGAGGGTCTTCGTGCCCTCGGAACGCGTGTGCTGCGTGTAGACGGAGTGGCCGTGCGTCGTGTTGTAGTCCGCCGGGTCAAAGCCGTCGCGGCGCAGATCCTCGAGCCACTCGGACAGCGGGATGACGCGGTCGGCCTTCTTCTCGATGAGCACGGTGCCGTCGCTGGACTCGGTGCGTGAGGTGGCGATGACGCCGTCGCTGGTGACCGTCGATGCGTCGGGGGCCTCGACGCCCCTCGAGCGGGCCTTCTGGGCGAAGCCGAATGAGACCTCAAAGCGCTTGGCGATCGAGCGCAGGGCTTCGGTGCTGTTGATGGCGGATCGGAACTCGGGATCGAGCAGGACCGCGTCGGTGTGTCGGGACAAGTGGCTTCCTCCGGTGTGCGGTCAGCCCGCGGGGGTGGGGTCTGTCGTGGGGCTTGGCGCGTCGCACGCGCCGGGGATGTCCTGGGTGGTGCCGTCGGTGAAGGCGAAGCGGAAGGCGGGGCCCTCGACGCAGGAGATACTCGTCACGCCGCGGCCGTCGGTGCCGTTGGTGCCCGGGGTGCCGGCGGCTCCGTCCTTGCCGTCTGCGCCGGCCGGACCGGCGGGGCCCTGGGGGCCCTGGGCTCCGGACGGGCCCGGCACGCTCGAGTCGGCACCGGGAGAGCCGGACGACCCGGGCGGCCCGGGGATGGTCGAGTCCGCGCCGCGGTCGCCAGTGGCTCCCGGCGCACCGGTCGCCCCGGCCTTGCCCGGCGGGCCTGACTTGCCGCGGTCGCCCTCGCAGAGGCCCGCGTTCTCGGTCTTGCCGTCGGTGTAGGTCACGACCCAGCCGAGCGCCGTACAGATCGAGAAGGCGACTCCGCGGCCGTCCTTCCCGGATGCCCCGGCGGCACCGGGGGTTGCAGCGTCCGGCAGCGTCGATGGGGGAGCGGTGGTCGGCTCCACGCCGCCGGTCTTAGCCTGCCCGTAGACCCGCGTGTACTGCTCCGTCAGGTACCCGTTCTGACCGGTGAGGGTCTGGATGCGTGACTCCTGCGAGGTGATCCGGTCGTCCTGTGAGGCGATCCGGCCCTGCTGGACGAAGAACAGTGCGGAGAGCACCGCGGTGAGCGCGAGCACTGCGCACGCCACCACGATGTTCTGAGCGTTGAGCCACTTCGGGGCGTGCGGCACGCGGAGGTTCTTCATCAGCTGGCTCCCTTGAGCAGTGCGTAGATCGCGATGCAGGACGGGATGATGATGCCGAGGACCGAGACCCAGTTCCCGAACCGGGACTTCTGGGTTGCTTCGAGCACCTCGACTCGAGCGACGAGGTAGCCGAACTCCGTCTTGGTGACGAGGTCCCTGATCGCTGCGATGAAGGAGCCTTCGACACGGTTGACGTTCCGGTTCACCTCCCCGAGGGTGACTTCTGAGTCGCGGTCCTCGGGCATCAGGCGCTCTTGCTCTTGTTGGACGGGAGGTACACCCCGAGCCAGATGCCAGCCATGCCGACGGCCCCGAGCGCGACCTGCGCCCAGGTCGTGTACGGGCTGCCGGCGGGCAGGACGTAGGTCGTGGCGAGCTCGCCGAGGCCGACGACGGCCGCGACAGCGGTGCCGACATGTGCCTTGGTGGCCTTGGTCCAGGTGAGGACGAGGTGGTAGCTGCCGTCGGCGGCCTGGGAGAGCTGCGGAGCCGCGGGGGCGTCCGAGGTGACCAGGTCGACCTCACCGAGGCCTGGCATCTGCACCAGGTCGCGGTGCTCGATCGCTACGTGCGCCGCGGTGCGGGCCGGGGCGACGGCGGCGTCCACCTGGAAGCCGGCGGCGATGTCATCGTTGAGGGTGGTGGTGTCGCTCATGCGGCGACCGCCTTTCCGGTGATGGTGAGGGTGGGCAGCTTGATGGCGCCGGGCTCGAGCGTCGCCGTGCCCGCCTTCTTGTCGATGCCCGCGAGACGATCTCCCGCGGAGTGGACGCCGTTGAAGCCGTCGATCTTGAGGCCCCACACGGCCGCCGCAGCCTTCTTGGCGGCGGTGTCACCGAGCGCGTCGCGGTGCCCGGTCGCGAGCTGGCGCCAGAAGCTCCACCAGTTGGCCTCGAGGCTCTCGGTCTTGATGCCGTAGGCCTTCTCGATGGACGCCTGGTAGGCGGTGTTCGGGACGTGCCAGAAGAAGCCCGTCTCGACGCAGATGAGGTCGACGGAGCCGTAGTTCGCGTCACCTCGGGTGTTGTTCTTGATGAGGCGCATCTGCGTCATCTCGTACTCCTGGACGGTCTCGAGGGATGGGGTGACGATCGAGGCCATGCCTGCCGTCGTGATGTCGTAGCCGAGCCAGTGGGTCAGGTAGCCGAGTACCGGCCGACCCGTCTGGGCAGCGCGCTGGGCGATGGTGCCGCCGCCGATGTAGCCCGCTCCGCGGAGGGGCGAGTCCGTCATGACGCCCGGGGTGGCGTAGCCGCGGCCGGTCTGCGCCGCCGGGTAGACGTCTCCAGCGCCCTTGTTGCTGTCAGTGCGCGTCGGGGACGGGCCGAGGATGATCGGCACGTCCTTCGGCACGAGGGTGTTGGGCCCGATCGGGTGGCGGTGCTCGGCCGGTGCATTCGTCCAGGCGTCCATCGCGATGTTCGCAGGAGTCAGGTTCGGACGGATGCCGACGGCGAAGTAGCTCCACCGCAGGCACATGCCCGGGCGGTTGCGGCCGGCGGCGTACCCGTCGACGGAGATGGAGGCGAGGCGCGCGGCAGCCCCGGTGATGTCGTGGACGGCCATGGTCACCGGTCCGCCGGGTAGGAAACGCCGCCGACGTAGACCGTGTCTCCGGTTCCCACGGAGGTGGAGCAGCCGACCTGGATGGATCCGTCGGTCTGGATGACGAGGAGTCCGGTGATGCCGTTGTAGAAGCCGATCGGAGCGCGGACCATCTGGTTCGGCCGGGCGCCCGCAGGGACCGTGCCGACGTTCGTGTAGCCGTTGGGGAACGAGCCTGAGTTGATGGCGATGTTGCCCTTGAAGTACGTCACGCCTCCGAGGACGCGGTAGGAGAACCCGCTGGGGGAGAACCCGCTGGGGGTGTCGATGCCGACCCAGCCGGTGTCCTTGGTCTTGAGGTAGTTGTTCAGAGCCGTTGCGATTGCGTTGAACGGGGCCTGGATCGGGGTCATGACCGAGTTGTCATCGAACAGCGGAATGTTCGCGGGAGCGCCGGTCGTAGCCATGCAGGCAGTTTACAGCCGACTATCAGCTAACTATCAGGGCGCGACGCGCGCTTGAATCTTCGCGCCGAAGAAGTAGGTCTGGTCGGTAACGGCAAACATCTCGACCGAGACGGTCAATGTCTCGTTCTTCGGCACAGAGACCACCAGGCTGTTGAACGAGCTTCCGATGAAGCTCGCTCCGCCGGTGACGCCGACGCGCTGGGCGAGGCTGTTGCGGACGGCGTCTCGCGCGACGACGACACCGGACGAGTCGCCCGTGATCGAGTAGAGGAAGTAGCCGTTGCCGGAGTTCATGCTGCCGCCGAAGCCAACCTCGAGGCGGCCAGTGGCGCTCGAGATCCGGACCGAAGCTGGAGTGCTCGCGTAGCTGTTGGCCGCCACGGAGAGTCCGTTGGTGCTTGACCACTCGCGGTACTGGAGGTTCGCGTAGGCCGAGAGCAGGTCCGTGGCGTCCTGGAGCCGGTTCGTCGTCGTGGTGAGCTTCGACTGCGCATCAGCGAGGTCGCTAGTCAGCTGCTGGAGCTCTTGGATCTTCGTGGACAGCGTAGACATCGTGGACGACGAGGAGTTGGCGTTGTTGCCCTGACCCTGCTTGAAGCGACGGAGGTCGTCCTCGAGCTCCTGGATGCGCGTTTGCATCGCTCGGATGCCTGGCGTAGCCCTGGCGTCCAGGTTGATGGGGGGGAACGGCTTGGGGGTCACTGGTCGTACCGCCTCGATCTCATGTCGGTCGATTCTACCGAGGGTTAGTCGGCTAAGCCGCGGATGCGTCCGGCGCGAAGAACGGGCGGGCATTGAAGTCCGACATCGTCTTGCCACGGTGGAGCGCGTTGAACTCCTTCGCCGTCATGCCCGAGTAGGCCGAGTTGAAGTCGCCCATCGTGTCGTCGGACTCGGCGGAGTACGAGATCGACTCAGGGGTCAGCGCGGAGACGGAGCGGATGCGGTACCAGCTCCCGTCCATGAAGGTCCGAGCGCCGGAGACGTTCCCGAACGCCTGGGTCTCGAAGGCGTCGTGCAGCTTCTCCATCTGGAGAGCGCTGAACTCGCCCATCGTCATCCCGGAGTACGTCTTGTTGAAGCCGCCCATCGTGAGGCCCGCGAAGTCTCCGTCGGAGTTGAACTGCCCCATCCGCATGAACGGGATCCGGTCGCCGACTTCGCCCTGACGATTGATCCCGGTGCTCGTCACGCTGATGGTTCGCTTCGCGCTCGTGAACGCGGCGAGCGTCCACAGGCCCGCTCGGTACGCGTCGTCGATCGAGGTGATGAAGGGGCTGTCGACCGTCGCCCCGACGACCGTTGGCGCGAGGTCGGGCGAGTTCCCCGTCGGGAGCGTGACCTTGGTGCGGTCGTAGAAGACTCCGGCACCGATCAGCCGCAGGCTCGAGTAGTAGGTGTTGTCCCCGGAGGACATCCCGATCGTGAACGGCGCGTACTTCGGGGACCGCATGCCGGTGATGGTGACGGTGATGGACCGCGTGTCCTCGTTGACCTTCACGGAGACGTTGCCGCCGCCCGCGGTCCACTGTGCCGGCGGAATAGGCAGTCCATCGTTGCCCGCCACCGTGTAGACGCTCGCGGCTTGGTAGTTCCGTGCAACGCTCGCCACACAGTCCGGCTGTGTGATGGAGGTGAGCGAAGCGCCGAGCGACATCTCGTCGGTCGCCTCGAGGCTGATGTCGAACTCGACCCTCGCTCCGGCGTCCACCTGGTACGCCTGGACCTCGGAGTTCCAGCCGCCGAGCGGGTACGCCAGGTCGCTCTTCTGCTGGCTCTGGTAGTAGAAGATCTCGATGCTCTGAGCGACGTTCGAGGCGTCGTGTGACCACGACTCGGAGGCGTCGCGATGGTTCTGCGCCACGCGACCTCGGAGCGGACGGAGCACAACGTTGTTCGACACGAGGGAGGTCTCGACGCGCTGGGAGGCGACGAGCTGCTTGACCTTCTCCCAGACGACGCCCTGCCACCCGGGGAAGGTGACCTGCCGCGTCGAGATGCCCGCGTCTACGACGATGCCGTCCTTGACTCCACAGAGGCCGAGGTAGTACCGGAAGGCGCCCTCGAGCGTGCCACTGAAAGGCTGAGCTGTGCGGGTGACGTTGAGTAGGGCCATCCGCGAGTCGGCAGTGAGGATCGAGGTGTCCCCATCGCCACTGAGCCCGCGGACGGTGCCCGTGGTGGTTCCCTGGTTGCCGTCGGCCAGCACCAGCAGCTTGTTGCGGTAGAGCTTCGTCTCCGAGCTCTCGGGGAAGGTGACCGAGATCTGGCCTACGCCGCCCGTGGTGTCGGCTGGGTCGATCGGAGTGGAGTCCTCGACGACGCTATAGTCGCTGGCGTTCCACTTCGGGTTGCCAGCGATGGTGATGTCTACCGCCACGTCAAGTCCAATCGCCGATCTCAGTCAGCTTAGCCGACAAACTGACCATGCCGTCGAAGCCCCGGCCCACCGCGGCGCTGTACGCCGTGCGCTGCGGGGCCTCGTCGAACTTGCAGCCAGAGTGCCCCTGTCCGGAGATGAAGCCGCCGGTCTTCGGGGTGGCGTTGGAGCGGAGGATCTGAACCACCATCCCGGCAATCGTCACGGCGGCGGCCGTTCCGCCACCGAAGCGCAGCTCGATGCCTCGGTAGATGTCGCCGGAGAATGCCGTGTTGACGAGCGTGTCCGTGTCGACGGGGAGGATCTTCGGCAGGACGGAGTCTCCGACAAGGCCGCCCGGAAGGATCGGGGACACTTCGAGCCCGCCGGTGCCGACCGCGGTGCCATGGAATCCAACCCAGGCGGTGTGACCGGGTGGAATCGGGATGTAGAGGGACGAGCGCGTGGTCGAGGGTCGGTACTGCGCGCTGGTCGTGGGGTAGCCCCGCGAGTTGGTCTCCGTCGGCACCGAAGCCGGGCGCGTCTTGCCCCAGAGGACGGGGCCGTCCAGGGCCGCCAGGGCGGGGAACGCCCACTGGGCCGGCAGGACGTTCTTGTCCATCGCCATGGGGTCGAGGAAGTACACCAGGCCGGTGCCGTCGATGCCGCTGGTGATGTCCTCGATCGCGCGCGCTGAGTCGCGGGAGAGCGCGTTCCAGCTCATCTCGTACTCGACGTGTGCAGCGATGGAGCTCCGCACGTTGGCGCCTCCGGAGAGGAAGGTGGTCTTGCTCGACCAGCGCTTCGCTCCGTAGGTCATGCCGGTGGCGGGCGCGGTCACCCACTTCTCGCGGCCTCGGAGGCCCATCCACATCTTGCCGGCCATCAGGCGCTCCCTCGGTTCGTTCCGTTGACGTTGTTGGCCGAGGAGGCACGTGCGATAGCCTGCCCCGGGATGATGACCCTGATCTGGGCGACGGCCTCGGCGATGGCGCGGACGGAGCTCGCGTCGAGGGCGACAATGCCGCCACCCTGGGATGCGGCGGCCGCCATCTGCGGCTTGCCGTACTGGGCCGCCGAGTGCAAGCGTGCGAGGTTCTCGACGCCCATGTTCCGGGTGGCCTGCTGGTTGAAGACGTACTCGCCCTTGTGCACGGACCCGGCGTAGTCGTACTTGCCGCCGCCGCCGGTGTACCCACCCGTCCAGTAGTTGCCCGACTTGAGCACCGCCTGCTTCGCCAGGATGCTCGCCTGGTAGCCGAACGCGGAGATCGGGTTGCCGGCGACGGACGCGAGGGCGGCCTGCGCGCTGAGGACCGCGATGTCGGTGAGCAGCGCGAACTTGCGAGCGGTCTTGAGTGCCACCGGGTCGAGCTCGGACGACATGTCGCCGACGCCGTCAGAGAAGCCGTCGGACATGCCGTTGCCCGCGTCACGACCGGCCTTCTTGGCCTTCGCCACGAACTCGTTGAGTGCCTGGATGGCCGGGTTCACATTCGCGCCCACGGTGATCTTGCGGGGCACGCGCGCGATGGCGGTGGTCATGTCATCGAACGCGGAGGCGTACCTCGACACCTCGGCCCGGTTGAAGCCCATCTGGACGGCCTGGTTGATGAAGTCCTGCTTGAGCTGCTGCGTCTTCACGCGGAGCTGCTCCTGCGAGTAGCCGGACGCCGCCAGCTTGGCGATGTAGTCCTGGTAGTCGCCGACGAGCCCGAGGATGACGCCGCGGTTCTCGACCGCGGCCTGCGTGCTGCCGACCAGCGAGGTGCTCGAGCCCTTCTGGGCCTCAGAGAGGTCCTTCTGGGCGTCCGCGGTGTCGCGGGAGTTCTCGGCGAGGTCAGCCTGGATCTCGGCGGCACGAAGGGTGTCGCCGTACATCCGGGCGACCTTGAGCCAGTACTGGTCGACCTTGCGGTCCGCGGCGAGCTTCGACAGCGTGGCGTTGGCGTCGGCCATCTTCGAGCGAGCGTCGGCGGCGCTCTTGGCGATGTCCTGCCAGCCGGAGACGATCTTGTCGAAGACCTGCCCGGGGGCCCAGCGGATCTCGAACGCGCGCTGGAAGACGCCGCCGAGGTCGCTGCCGTAGTCGGCGAGCGTCTTGACCTCTTCGGTCACCTTCTTGGTTGCGGCGGCGGCCTTCTCCGCGGCGTGCCGAGCCTTGCCCATGCCGGAGACGAAGGGCTTCATGTTGAAGGCGATCGGCGTGGCGCCACTGGGGGCGAGGGTGCCGATGACCTGGCGCAGGATGTCGAGCTGCGACGCCGAGGCGTACCCGCCCTTCACGAGCGCGTCGAAGAAGCCCTGGAGACGGCCAGCGGCCTCGCCCGTTGTCGCCGAGGCGGAGACGATGCTCGAGATCACGGCCTGGAGCTGGGAGCCGTTCGCCGCGGCGGCCGCGCCGTTGTTGTAGAACGCCTCACCGAGGGAGTACGACGAGCTCATGAGCTCGTACTGCGCGTTGACACCGCCGTACAACGACTTGATCTGGTCGTTGACCTGGTCGCGCAGGAGGATCGACCCGCCGGCGGCACCCTCGACGCTCCCGCTGAGGTCATCGGTTGCCGCCGCGGCGCCGCCCGTGGTCGAAGCGTAGGCGGCCATGACTGCGGCCGTGGAGCCGAACTGGCCCTCGAGGGCTGCTCCGACGTTGGTGAGCTTCGAGAAGGCGTCGTTGGCGGTCGCGCTTGCGATCGCGGCCGAGTTGTCGATGCCCTGCTCGTCGAGGGTGCGCTTGATCTCTCGGCGAAGAGCGGCCGACATCTTCGCGGCGTAGTTGCGAGCACCGTTCTCGGGGTCGCCGAGGATCGACTCGGCGAAGCCGTTGAGGCTGCCGCCAGCGCGATCGAGGGAGCTGCCGAGCTGATTGTCGGTGAAGAGCTTCTGGTACTCCTTGCTCGACTGGAGCATGGAGGCCAGTGCGGCCTTGGCGTTGTCGCCGTAGACCAGGGTCTGGTTGCTGATGGCGCTCGTGGCACCGTCGACAGCGCCAGCGAGGCTCTTCTGGGCCGACGCTGCATCGGAGACCTGGGAGGACCAGCTCGCTCCGGAGGAAGCCGCCTGCGTCTGGCCGACGGAGATCTTGTCGATGTAGTCGCCGGTCTTGGCGTACGCCGCGGCGTCCTTCTCGAACGCCGACGCCAGGGTGTCGGACGACCCGAAGAACTTGTCCGCCTTGTCGGCAGCGGTGTCGAACGCGCCGCCGGCCTGGGCCGCGATGGCCGCGACGCTGGCGAGCGAGAGAACGATGCCGAGTCCGCCGAGCCCCTTGAGGGCGAAGCTCAGACCGGTCGTGGCGACCTTCATCGTAGTGGCGCCGATCGCGCCCTGCTGGAAGGCGGCACGCAGAAGCAGTGTGTTGCCAGCCGCCAGCGCCATGCCGGTCGCGAGTGCGCCGGTCACGCCAACGAGACCCGCGAACCCGAGCAGGGTGACGGAGATCCACTGTCCGATCGGGTTGCTTGCGATGGCCGTGACGGCCTTGAGCAGCTTCGTGAGCCCGTCGATCGCGGTACTCAGGCCACCGCCCGCCGAACCGCCGACGGTCGCCATGAGCGCCTGCCAGTTGTTCGATAGGACCTGGAGCTTGGCGCTGACCGTCTCGGAGACGATGCCGTACTGCTTCTGGAGCTCGGAGTTGTCGGCGAAGCCGGACTTCGCGTTGGCGAGCGCGTCCTTGAGGACGTTCGTGTTCTGCGCGAGCCGCTGGAGGGTCGGAAGGTCGCGGTCGCTGGCGAGGCCAATCGACTCGAGGGCGGCCGCGGCGTTGGAGCCCTGCGCGTTGATGCCCTTGAGCAGGGAGATGAGCGCGGTGGTGGGGGTCTTCTCCCACGCCGATGCGAACTGGGAGCCGCTCTGGCCGGCGAGCTGTGCGAAGTTCTCGAGCGACTCGCCACCCGAGGAGACGGCGGTCTGGATTTGCGTGAACAGTCGAGTAACTGTGCCTCGAGCGAGTTCGGGCTGCACGCCGACAGAGGCGATCGCGCCGGAGAGGCCGACGACATCGGCGACCGACAGGTTGGCGTTGCGCCCGATGCCAGCGATCTGGGTGGCGATGGAGATGATCTGCGACTCGGTCGCGACGGAGTTGACGCCGACCTTGAGGACGGACGAGGCGAGGTTCTCGTACTGCCCGTCGACCTCGGGGAGCAGCTGGCCGAGGCGGCCGAGTGCAGTGCCGGCGGCCTCGGCGGTCACGTCCGAAGTGGCGGTGAACTCGGCGGTCGCCTTGGTGAAGTTGAGCAGCTTGTCGCCGCTAATGTTCAGCTGCCCACCCAGGGCGGCGATGCTGGAGACCGTCTCGAAGGTCTCCGGCGTGGAGGTGGACAGGTCGAGGAGCTGCTGCTTGAAGCGCTCGGCCGAGTCGCCGGAGAGGTCGGCGGTGCGTCGGACCTGCGCGAAGGAGGCCTCGAAGTTGGCGGCGGTCTTCACGGCGGCGACATCGGCGGCCGTGAAGCCTGCGGTGACGGCGCCGAGGGTGAAGGAGATGTTGAGCAGCGAGTACGCGCTCGAGGTGCTGACCTGCGTTGCCTCCTGCTCGGCCTGCATCTGCGCGCGCAGCTGAGACGCGAACTGCGCTGACGCCGCGGACCGCTGCTGGATCTGCTGGTCGTACGCAGTGGAGAGGTTGAGGTAGTTCCGGCTGCCGATCTCCGATTGCTTCTGGGCAGCGGCGAGCTCTCGCTCTGCGGCCGCCCGGGCCTGCACCTGGGCCCGAACCTCCATCTGGCGGTTGGCCTCGGCGGCGTCCGCTTCGGCGCGCTGGAGCTGGACGGCGTGGAGGCGCTTCTCTGCCTCGGCCCAGTCGTTGTCGGCCTGCGCTGCCTCCTTCGCGGCCTGGTTGCGCCGGCCGATCTCGGCGATGATCTCCGTCTGCGGGTTGAAGCTCGCAGCGTCCATCGTCGTCTTGTACTGCTGGAGCTGGTCCGACGGCAGCGACTGGATGCCGGAGCGATCAACCCCGGCGAGCGGGTTCGCAACCGCGCCTTCCTGTGCCACGCGGCGCTGAGCGGCGGAGAACTTGTTGAGCTTGCCGAGCAGCGAGTCGAAGCCGTCGGCGTAGCCCTTGAGGGACGCCGAGCCGTTCCGTGCCGTCTGCGAGACGCCGTCGAGCTGCTCTCGCGCCTTGGCGAGCTGTCGCTCCAGGGACTCGGTCGCCTTGTCGGCGAAGCCTGCCTGTTCGTTGAACTTCGCGAGGTCGTTGATCGCCTTGTCGAGGTTCGTGACGACGTCAAGGCGAAGTTCGGCCTGAGACCGCATGTCGTCAGACATTGAGGGGATCCGCCAATCGCCGGGTGAACATCTCCCAGGATTCTATCAGCGGGTACTCAGCTAACTTTCGGACTCGATCCCCGCCCGACGCGCCTCTTCCTCGAAGTAGGGCGTGCGCAGCGTCGAGAAGTCCCGCGCCTTGTCAGCCATGATCGGGTTCGGTCGGAGCTGCACCCAGGGCTGCTCGCCGAGGCGCTTCTCGACCTGGCGCGAGCGGTTGGCGACCATGCGGGTGGCCTCGCAGGAGTCCTCGATGACCTCGAACTGCATGTCCTGGTCTTCCGAGTGGCACATCCAGACGTACATGCCGCACTGCGCGCAGCGCTCGCTCTCGAGGATCTGGTACGCCGTCGCGAGCAGGATGTCCATGTCAGACCAGGGCTTGCGGGAGTCCTTGCCGAGGATGACGGTCGACGGCCGCAGCCCGAAGGTGATGGCCGTCTGGAGGGCGAGCAGGTACCTGGCGCCGTTGTTCGACGCCAGGTACTCGGCTAAAAATCCGCGTCGGCGGTGACCGCGTCCGAGATCTGGGCGGTCAGTGACAGGTTGCTCATCGCGGCGTCGATCTTGTCGTACTCGCCGGTCGGCAGGAAGTCGGCGAATGCGCGGACCTCGTCGACGGTGAGGGAGGTCTTCACCGCACCCGTCTTGTGGTCGGTGACCTTCGAGATGCTGTCGCGGAGCACGCGGGCGGTGTACTGCTCGGAGAACTCTTCGATGATGTCCGGGTGCGGGGTGCCCTTGATCCCGAGCGCCTTGCGGGTCTCGCGGTCGGCCTTCTTGACGACGATCTTCGGGATGGCACGGAGGGAGACGGTGAAGCCGGTCGCGTAGACCTCCTTCGCCAGACGCTGCACCTCGGCTGCCAGGCCGGAGTAGTCCTCGGGGTCCGGGCTGGTGAGCTTCGCCACCTCGAGATCGCGGGAGACGGCCGCGTGCTGCTCGCCGAGGACCTCGTCCGTGAACACCGGGACGTCCATGGTCCGGGTCGGCCGCTCTTCCAGCCGCGCCATCAGGTCGAAGCCTTCCTTGGCCTCGGTCGCGATTGCCTGCATGTCGTCGATCTCGTTCACGGTTGCCTCCATGGCAGTACTCAGGGGATGTCCAGGGTCAGCTTAGCCGACAAAACGCCCCACCCGACCGGAGTCAGGTGGGGCGTTCGATCCGTGACGGGTTACGACGCGGTGACGGTGATGGCGATCGCCGTGGAGCTCGTGGCTCCCGGGTAGGAGACCACGATGTTGGTCGTGCCGGCGGAGAGGGCGGTGACGAGGCCGCGGTTGTCGACGGTTGCGACCGCCGGGTTGCTCGAGGTCCAGGTGGCCTGAGTGGTCACGTTCGTCGTGCCGATCTTCGCCATGCCCCAGGTGTAGGCGAGGTTCGACAGCTTGAGGGCCGTCGTGAACCCGCTGGTGGTGATGGCGAGGGGCGTGGTGTCCGCGGTGATCTGCTGCGGCAGGACATCGCCCTGCGGGACCAGCTTCACGGTGTACGAGTAGCTCGTGTCACCGGAGGTCTGGTTCTTCTTCGCGTCGACCGCGACCTTGTAGACGTTGATCCGCTGACCGGGGAGGGACGGCGTGGTGTTCGCGTAGCCGACTCGGTCGACGACCCAGATGACCGCGCGGGGCGTCTTGAAGAGCGTGAATGCCTTCGTGGCGAGGTCGGCGACGTTCGCGAGGCTCTTCGGCGTGAGGAGGTTAAGGGTCCCTCCGAACTGCACGAAGCCGCGGCGCTGTGCTCCGGCGGCGTCGGTGAGCACGCGGTCGTCGATCTTGTCGGAGTCCTGCACGCCGACATCGGTCGAGTCCCACTTGACGACGCTCGAGATGTTGAGCATCGCGTTGATCTCGTCATCCGTGGGCTGCGAGGGGTCCGTGAACGGGTTCCCAGCGGCGGCGGCAACCCAGATGGTTCGCATCTTGTTGCCGTACATCCTGGTGTCTGACATGGTCGATCTCCCTTACGCGACCGTGACGCCGATGGCGACTTCGCCGGTGGCGAAGAACGTCTGGCCGATCTTGATGGATGCCTTGTCGGCGATGTCGTCCGGCGCCACGTCCGTGAGGACCTCGTAGGCGTCGATGACCTGCTGTCCGGCGACGAACGGATCCGTCGGGCTCAGGTTGCCGACGGCGCGGTCGATGATGGCGTAGCGCGCGTCCGGGCCGACGATGAGGTCGCGGGCCATGTTGAACGTGCCGAGTGCCGTGTCGTCTGCATCGCGGAGGAGCGAGAACTTGGCGTCCACGTTGAACAGGGTGATGGCCTGCTCGTCGCCTCGGGAGACGATCGTGAGCTCGGACTCGGTGTCCGAGTCGGCGAGGCCCAGGTCGACGTCGTCGAGGACGGCCGCCGAGATGTTGCCGCCGATGCCGGCGAGGGGCGAGCTGTTGGTGGTGACGCCGACCCAGGTGTTGAGTACGGCCGCCGTCGGGGCACTGAGGGGGCACGTCACCGGGGCCGCCTTCGTACCACCGAGGATGCTGGGCGCTCCGCCCACATCGACGATCGGCACGAGGAGGATGGTCCGGTGGGCGCGCAGGGCGCGGTCTGCCACGGGTTAGTCCTTCGTGTAGTCGGTTGCGGGGGAGGGCTTGGAAGCCTTCGCGAGCGAGATCTCGGTCGCGGTCTCCGGGGTGACGTCGTCAGCGTCCGTGGGCACGTCGTTGTTCTCGACCTTCACGAGCAGGTCAGGCCAGATGGCCGCCAGCTCCTCGGTGAGTTCGCCGAGCTTGCCGTTGCGCACGTTCCGGTAGACGTAGGTGGGCTCTGCCATAGGGCCATCTTACAGCCGACTCCCAGGTAACTCTCAGGCCACGAGGGAGAGGTTGTGCGTGACCGGCCAGTGCGAGATGCGGCTGTAGCGGGTCGGGCGGTCCTGCGTGTCCTTGATCGTGAACTCGCCGCCGTTGTACGGCCGGAGAGGAGCGGACGCGGGCGTCGGCGTCCAGTCGAGCAGGAGGGTCGCGCCCGCGGCAGCCAGGCGTCGCAGGTCTCCCGCGTTCCCGGCGACCCACTGGACGGACACCGGGAGCATGAAGGGCTGCTCGGTGATGCCGCCCAGGGTGCTCTCGCTGAGGTCGGGGATCGGCTCGCCGAAGAGCACGATCGCGTACGGCCGGACCTGGCCGCTGGAGTCCTTCTCGAGCTGCTCGTAGTCCGGGGTGCCTCCGTCGTAGATCCGTCCACCGGCCAGGCTCCGCAGGCGATCCAGGATGGCTTCCGCCTCGGCGAGTCCGTCGTAGCCGGTCATCGGGAGTCCTTCCAACCGAGGAGGCGGATCTTGCGCAGGAAGTCGGAGCGCGCGACGAGGAACGTCGACAGCAGCGTGAGGGCGGGAGCGATGTACCGCGTCCCGTCGTCCTGGTAGAGGTAGTACTTCTCGGGGTCCTGCCAGCCCCACTTCGCCGAGATCGTGTTCTCGCCGACCCAGGTGGCGCTTCCGTTCGTGCCGTTCACCATCTGGCCGGTCTCGATGCGGCCGGCGCTACCGCCGCGAGTGGCTGCGCGTCGGCGGCCGGTCTCGGTCTGCGCGCGCTCGATGAGGTCCTTCTGCTGGCGATTCGCGTTCGCGGCGAGCTCCTGCATCATGCTGTGCGCGTTCTGGCGCACGCTCGCATCGCGCACCTTAAGCTGCTCGGCGATCCCCAGGGGGCCGCCGCCGGTCCAGCGCATCAGGCGGCCACGCAGTCGATCGAGACCAGCGGGGCGAACGACGACCCTGCCGCCTTGAGCACCTGGAGGGACTTCCCGACGAGGTGCGGGTTCTCGCCGCCGTCGACGATGACGACCTCGTGCCCCTTGAGGACTTCGAGGTCACCGTCAAGGATTTCAACCTGCACGGTGTAGCGCTGCTTCGTGCCCCATTCGCCGGAGTTGCTCGTCTCCGTCGGCTTCGAGATGTGCTGGATGCGGGCCCGGCGCTCGGCGAGCACGACCTCGCGCGCGATCTCGCCGCCAGTGTCGCTCGCGGGGTCGTACGGAACGCCTGCGGACTGGCGGAAGACGGTGACGCGACCGTTCATGAACGCCACGGCCCCCTCCCTGATGACGGACGACCAGTCGTCAACTACATCGGGGGAGGGGAGGGCCATGGTGGCATTCTATCGGCGTTAGTCGGCTAACCGTCGAGATGCCCAGATGCGAGCGCGATCGACGAAGGAGTCGGAGAACGAAGCGGCCTGCGCCTTGTTCCATCGCTCGTCGAAGGTGCGCATCGCGGCGCGACGAATAGCCTCCCAGTCGTCGATCCGGCGGTCGTGCAGCTTCTCGAGCGTGATGGGGTGCACGAAGAGGCCGACCTCCCCGGAGAAGACCATCTCTCCGATCTCGACTCTGCGGGATCGGTGGACGGGGATGCCAAGGAGTGCTTCAAGCGGGTTCACGCCAGGGCCCACTCACGCCAGCTCGCGCCGCCTGGAACGCCGATGGGCGTACCGACAAGACGAACGCGGAATCGCCCGTAGCGTGTCCGGATGATGGTGCCTACCGGGTAGAGCCAGGCGGGGCGACGGGGGAGTCGGAACTCGACGCTCATGCCGCCCCCTTAAGCACTCGAGCGAGGCCGTCGAACACGACCACTGCCTGCCAGGCGGTCATCGACAAGCTGTCGAAGGCGCCCGCCATGCGCTGGATGGGAGCGATCCGCCGCCGCCGTGCGCCACGGACCTTCATGTGCGGGAAGTAGCGGGGATTCCGGGGCTTGCTCATGCGGCGATGACCTCCAACTCGTTGATCTCGATGTTCCAGATGCCGTGCTCCCGCACGTTGACCTCGGGCAGGTTGCGGAACACTTCGCCGTCACCGTCGTCGTCCGCTTTGAGGTACTCAATGACCTCGTCGTGGTTGTCGGTCAGGTCGGTGGTCCACGGCGGCCCATCGTGCCCACGGGCAGCTCGCCACTGTTCGAAGTCGTCGATGTCGACCTTGACCGTGTGCGGAACAACCACGGTGACGTGCACCTGAGCCAGAACCTTCACCACTGCGCTCACGCTGCCACCGCCAGGTCCTCGCCCTGCGCCAGCCAGGCGTCGACCCACGCCTCTGTGGTTCGCCAGGTGCCGGCGGTGGTCCGCTGCTTGCCCTTGAGCTCGCCGGAACGCAGCGCGTCCCGCACGGTCTCCAGGTGGTAGCCGCTGTGCTCGGCCGCTTCCTTCGCGGTCAGCCATCTCGTGCCCATGTCGTCCTCCTCAGGTGTCGGCGGTGCGCCGTGGATCACAGGCTAGCACTTAGTCAGCTAATCTGGCACAGTAGTTGACTATGGCTTGGACTGAATCCCTTCCCAGCGGGAAGTACCGCGGCGGCTACCGCCTGCCCACAGGGGAGAAGCGGCGCGTGCCCGGCTCCTTCGACACGAAACGTCGAGCGCTGGCGGAGGCCACGAAGGCCGAAGAGGCTGCCGCGCGCCCCGGGTGGAAGGACCCGAAGGCGGCGGCGCGATCGTGGGGCGACTGGAACGGCGACTGGTGGCCGACTCGCGACATCACTCCCGCAAACGACAAGAACGAGCGGTCGATGCTCAAGAAGATCGACGAGCGGTGGGGGAACGTCCCGCTCGCCGACATCGACGCGAACGCGGTGAAGGCATGGGCGGTCGGCCTCAAGAAGAGTGGCGACCTGGCACCGACGAGCGTAAACCGGCACCTCGCGATCCTGCGGACCTCGCTCTCGGCGGCGGTCGAGGCTGGCGTGCTGCTCCAGAACCCGGCACTCGGGGCCCGGGTGACCGAGGGCGAGAAGGAGCGGACCCACCTCACGAAGGACGAGGCGGCGGCGCTGCTCGAGGCGCTGACCGGCGAGCAGGACAAGCGGATGGTCGCGTTCATGCTCGGCACCGGCGTGCGCTTCGGTGAGGCCGCCGGACTCCAGGTGCCCCGGGTCGCCCGGGCGCTCGACAAGGTGCGGATCGTGGAGACGTGGCTCATCAACCAGAAGGAGCTCTCGGAGTACCCAAAGGGTCGCAAGCTCCGGACGATCCCGCTGCCCGCGTGGGCGGCCGAGAAGCTGGAGCCCGTGCTCGAGGAACGGAAGGCGGGCTTCGTCTTCCCCGGCTCCCGCGGCCCGGCCGTCTCGCACTCGGCGTTCCTCAAGCGCATCAAGAAGGCCGCGGTCGACGCCGGCATCCTCGAGAACATCACGCCGCACACGACGCGCCACTCCTACGCCACCTGGATGCTCGAGGGAGGCGTGCCGATGATGCGCGTCAGCCGCCTGCTCGGGCACGAGAGCTACGGGATCACGGACAAGATCTACTCGCACGTCGCACCCGAGTCGGGGGACAACGTGACGGACGCGCTGCCGGATCTGTGAGCGCTTCGCCGTGGGGCAGATCGTGGGGCAAATCTGCCCCACATGGGGCAAAAAGTGGGGCAACAGCCGATGTCAGGGGGTGTGATCGGCTGTGATTCACCGCCTTGTCACACTGGCTCGATCGGCGCAAGCATGCGGATCGACGGGGCCTGGCTAGCCTAGGCTGCGCCACACTGCGAAACGGGCTGCATCACTCGTAATGAATAGGTCGTCGGTTCGATTCCGACAGGCGGCTCCGAGAGAAAGCCCCGGTCAGTCCTCGCGCCAGTCGCAGGTAGACCGGGGCTTTTCGTGTACCTGGTGCACACAGCAGTGCACACAGCGCGCTCGCCTACGAAAGTCAGTCTCAGCGTCAGCGGTGCCCGGCATCATCCCCGTATGGCCGAGCACCAGTGGGCACCATCCGAACACCCCGACGTCACCCTGCACCAGCCCGTCAGTTTCAGCACCGAGCTCGCTGGTGCGCTCACTTCGATCGATCCGCCGCAGCCAGTTTGGGCCGACATCGCGTTCGAGCAGATCCCCGGGAAGCTCCACCTGAAGTGCTTCGCGATCGCCAGCAGCGACGTCGCCGTCCTCGTGCATACCGCCTGGCAGGGGAGACTGCAGGACGTCCTCGTCGATCGCGATTACGTCACCCAACGTGACCTTGAGCCCCGTACCCGCTGATGGGTCGCCGACGTCGCGATCGGTGGGTGCTCGGCCCTGCGATCTCACTGCCGGAAGCGGCCTTCGGCGGTCCCGTCTTCGACCTCGCCTCACCGGACCCGGTGTTCGCCTGGCTGATGTTCTCTGACCGTGTCCTCGAGGTTGAGGCGCGTGTCATCGCCTGGACTGACCGTGCTGTCCTCGTGGAGTGGGGCTTTGGGCAAGCGGCCGAGAGCGCATGGGTGTGGCGCGACGCTGTGCGGACTGCGGTTGAATTGGCCATATGACCGCATCGATCGGCGAACTCGCTGGCATCCTCCTCGACCTTCACAACGTCAACGACCCTGACGCTGGCTTCAGCGCCCAGGAAACTGCTTTCAACAGCGTTCTCGAACGTCTCAGCGATTCTGGTGCGCTTTCTGGGACCGTCACCGAGGCAACTGGGGAGTATCAGGTTGATGTTGGGACATTGCTGGTCGCGATTGCAGGTCTGCAGCACTACCTGATTGAAAATCTTGCAGATGCGAAGAACGTCGATCCTGAGGTGATCCGATTCGAACTACGCGAATTCGCTGCGAGTCTCGACGCTCCCGAGTGACGAGCGTTCGATGAGGCTGACGCGTCCCGAACAGGGGAGCGCGCCAGCAGCGGACCGTCGGGCATGATGAGCGCATGGGGACTATGACATTTGTACAGCAGCCCGGCCGCATGCGGATCCTGACGCGAGTTCTGCTCGCAATCCTCTTCGGCTGCGCTCTTGTGTTCGGCACGGCGACCACCGCTCATGCCGCGGACGGCGTGAAGATGCCGAACGTGGTCGGGGTGTCGGCGAAGACAGTTCGTGCTTTCCTGAGCGAGGAGGGCTTCATCGTGAAGCTCAAGCCCAAGGCGAATGGGCCCGTCATCATGGCTTCGCACTGGAAGGTCACGAAGCAGAGCGTGAAGGCCGGCGAGGTCGTGGAGGCCGGTGACAAAATAACCCTGACGGTGAAGCTCAAGAAGAAGTACGCGCCGGCGTCGGAGTCTCCGGTAGCCACAGCGACCACCGTGCCGACTCCCGCGGCGGAGGCTGACCCCGACACGACTAGCGCTGGTCTCGACGGCGCACATGCTGCCGTCGCCTGTGACCGGTACGGGGACCAGCAGTACCCGTACGGCTGGAAGGGCCACATATTCCTTGGGAAGCTCGCGTCAGAGCCCCAGGGTGACCACTACTTCGTCAAGTTCGAAGCCGACATCACGAATGCGTTCGACGCCACAGCAAAAGCAACTGTCGACTGCACGATTGGCGGTTCGAATGAGTCACCGGTAGTGACAGGCTTCGACGTCTACTAGTCCCCTCGACGTCGGATGACCCCCTTGTGTCCCGAAGAAACGCGAGGGGGTCTCTTGCGATCACGACGCGGGTGGGGTGCTGACCTTGGGCCGCTGCGGAAGCAAGGCTCGGCGCAGCAGCCGCTCAGCGGGACGCTCCAGGAAACTGAAGACCAGCCCCGACAGGGCGATACACGCGACGATGACCCACGCGAGGAGCATCAACCCCACAGCAGTCGACACCTCATCGTCGCCGGCCAAGTGAACGACCGCGGTGATGACCAGCATCTGGATGAGGTACAACGCGAATAACCACTGCCCGAGCGCCACGTGCACGCGCCCGCGGAGACCCGCGCCGGCACCCAACAGGTCCGAGGAAGCAGCCGCGACGATGAGCGCGACCGAGACCGGCAAAAACGCGAGATCGAGCAGCCCGTACGGCAGCGTGTTCAGCCCCAGTCGGCCTGCGAGAACCGAGTTCGCCAGGGACAGCAGCGCGTACCAGGCCGCACCGATGGCAACCACGTACCCGAGCCGGATCCTTGTGATGTCCAAGCAGGTTGTTGAGTCTGCTGATGAGTGGGCCTCCGATGGCGGAGTGGGTCCTGTGGTGATTGTAGAAGTGCAGCCAGCCCGGGAGCGCCCTTCGGCGTTCGGTCTCTGATCCGTAGAACCGGGCGTAGGCCCAACCCTCACCGAGGGTGCGGTGGAACCGCTCCATCTTCCCGTTCGTCTGCGGCCGGTAGGGGCGGGTCTTCTTCGGTGTGATCCGGAGTCGCTCGCAGGCGTCAGCCCAGGCGTGGGACTTGTAGGCGGAGCCGTTGTCGGAGAGCACCCGCTCGACTGTGACACCGCGCTCGGCGAACCAGGCAACAGCTCGTTGCAGGACGCCGATCGCGGTGATCGCCTTCTCGTCGGCGTGGATCTCTGCGTAGGCGACGCGGGAGTGGTCATCGATGACGGTGTGCACGAATGCCCGACCCATCAGAGGGTCTCTGGTCACCGATCGTGGTTTGTCCGGTGTCGCTGCCCGGTTCCGGTCGCCCTGCTGCTTCCCCACGAACCGCCAGCCGCCCCCGTCAGGGATGTTGCCGAACTTCGTCACATCCACGTGGATCATCGCGCCGGGAGCGCTGTGTTCGTAACGCCGGATCGGCTCCCCGGTAATCCGATCGATGTGAGAGAGCTGGTTGATGCGGCACCGCACCAGGACGGCGTGCACCGTCGATGCCGGCAGGCCGAGCTCGCCGCCGATCTGCACCGGCCCGAGACGCCGCCGCCACCTCGCTTTCACGATCTGTTTCACCAGGTCGGGCGACGTCTTCGTCGGCATTCGGCGTGGGCGGCTGGATCGATCCGCCATCCCCGCAGCACCCTCGGTCCGATACCGGGCAGCCCATTTCCGGGCCGTGACGGGTGAGACCATGAACATCTTCGCCGCCGTGGTCGCGGGCCATCTGCTCTCGACGATCAGCCTGGCGAGACGAAGACGGGCGCGCGGAGTCAGCGCAGCGTTAGCGTGGGACACGAAGGCCTCCTGGTAGGTGAAGCGGTTCCTAGACAGCTCCACTCCACCACCGGGGGGCCTTCTTCGATCAGCGCGTCAACGACCGCCCAACAACACAACGTCCCTGGACATCACAACTAGTCGCCGCTCGGATCCGGGTTCAGATTCACTTCACCTTGCCGCAGCAACGGCAACGTGATCGGCGGAAGCGACAGCCGCGCGCTCGATGACTGGATGATCTCCCGCAGGTACGGGTATACCGACATGACGCCCACGGCTTCGGCGAACTCTCGCGCGACTTCCTCGGAGACATCGTCCGCCTCGGGGAAGCGGAATTGACTCGCGGCATCGACCTGATAGTGAGCCGCCGTGGTCTTCAGCTCTAGGCGCACACGAACTTCGATCAGCCCCGGATTCTGACCGATCTGCACCTGGATCGACTGCTCAGCATCCTCGGAGTCGACAGGCGGGGCGGCTCCAGCAATACGTTCGGCCGAGAACCCGTTGACGCGAATGCCGCTGAGTTCTCCCACCCCCAGGAGTCCCTTGGCGTCGGCGATCGTGGTCATGCGGCCTTCCCGAAGTCGTAGCGCTTGCTGTTGCTACCGGCGAACAGTCGGTCGCTCTCGTCGAAGGTGGCGAGGCGGTTTGCATCGAGCCGGACCTTCACTGTCAAGGACGCGCTCTGGCGGATCGGTCGCACTTCAGCAACCTCCTCCCAGATCGGCTCCGCGGACTTGGCCCGCTTCGGCATGATGAGATCCAGGCCGCGATCCACTGCTTGCGCGTAGCGGATGAGCGTCGAGAGCCGAACGTCCTTCCTGCCTGCCTCGATCTCCGAGACAGCCGACTGGGTCGTGCCCATCCGTTCGGCGACCTGAGCCTGCGACAGCCCCTCACTCTTGCGCGCGGCAAGCAAACCCGCGAAGGACTGCGCGTAGATCGCGGCTTCCTCGCGAGCACGCCGCACCTCCGCCGACTGCTCGTCGAACCCCAGGTCGCGGAAGAGGTTGATTCCCACTTGTTCCTCCATTATCGGTATTGAGCGATACTAGCCAGGTTGGCTGAGCCTGGCTACGGGTGGAGCCTCTTGTGCCCCTTGAGACGCTTGATGGCAGTCGCGACCCACGCCTTGTCGAGGTCATTGCGCTTCTTCACCGCGAAGAACAGGGCGACCCACCGAGATCCGTGCTGTGCGTAGAGCAAGCGGTACCACCGCTTGTCCACGTTGACCCGCAGCTCGTAGACGCCCTCTCGAACTGATCCGGTCTCGCCTGGCAGGGTCGTCCCGTCCGCGATGCGGCCCATCGCAGCCTCAAGACGGCCGACTGCAGTTGAAGTCAACTTCGCCTTGCCGATCTCACGCGCCACCGGGCTTGTGGATCCACCAGAGTCGGCATAGTCCCACGTCGAGAGGTCGGGTTCGGACACTGCGTCCTCCTGAGAGTGGCGAGAGACTGTACAAGCTGCGACACCTTAGCGAATGAACCTCGGGTTTACCGAGGTCGGCTCGGCGCGACGCGGATGGTGGCAGCCTCGATCGACATGTCTTGGATATCCAGGGCAAAGTGTGTCCCGAGTTTGTCCATCGCCTCGCGGGCAGCGCCGGACGACACGTGCTGGTAGCGGCGGGTGACGGCCTCGGACTGGTGACCGACGATCTCGCCGATGATCTTCGCGTCAACGCCGAGCTCCATGAGGACGGTCGCTGTCGTGTGCCGCGCCCAGTGTGTGGTCGGTACCGGTGACCCGGGCGCGAGGTGTTCTTCGGCGATTACGCCGGCCTCGAACAGCAGGTCACGCCATGTCTGCTCGTCCTCGCCCCATAGGTACGGCTCTCCGTTCGGCTTCCGCCACACGAGACCGTAGGGGTTGGGGCGATCGGCTGTGCTGATCAGGTACCGGCGGAGTGCTTCGGCGAGCGCCGGCATGAGCGGCACGTAGCGGGGCTTCCCGGACTTCGGTCGGATCAGGCAGAGGCGGCCGTTGAGTTGCTCGTACTCGAACCCGTCTGGGATGCGGAGGCGGCGAGCGCTGCAAGAACCAGCCCGCGCCTTCCCGCACTTCCACCCGCTGTCGGTGTCCTCCCCGCAGCCGTGTTCGAAGGGAACTTCCGACAGTGCCCACTCGACGCCGAGCGTGGGTGTCTCGGAGTCGAGGTCGAGGGAGGCGAGCCGCGCGCCGAGGCGTTCGCCCTGGCGGAGGCCGCCGAGCAGGGCGACCCACCACCGCGTGCCGTCGTCGTGCTCGGCGGCTACTTGCAGTGCGCTCAGCGCCGCCTCGGTGGTCAGTGCGCCACGGTTCGATGCCGCTTGTGCAGGCGCGTCGACGTCCTCGCAGACGTTCCGCGCCGCGATCCCCTCGACCCGCGCGGACTCGAGCATGAGGGACAGCACCTGGAACGCCTTCCGGGAGGTCGACGACGAGCGCCCAGCGTCGGCGACTGCCTTCGTCATGATCCGGACGTCCGAAGGCTTGAGGAACGCGACCTTCTTCGCGCCGATGGCGGGGATGATCCAGTTACGAGTCACGGACTCGTACGACAGGAGGGTGTTCGGCTTGAGGTTCGGCTTCCCGACGGTCTCAAGCCAGTGGGCGGCCCACTGCTCGACGACGGTCTTCGTGTCGAGGGCAGTGCCGTGCTGCTTGATCTGGCCCTTGATCGCGTCGAGCTTCCGGCGAGCGCCCTCCTTCGTCTTCGACGTCACGACGCGCTGCCGCCGGCGACCGTCCGGGTGGAATCCGTCGTCGATCACCGCCCGCCAGAGCTTGCCCCCGCGGATCGCGTAGAGCGCTCCGTCCCCCGAATCTCGCTTCCTCGGCACCGCATCCTCCTGGTACACACATCAGTACACACACTCAACCGCAACCACATGATTGCGGTTGGCGCATCTGATCGTAGCCCGATCCGCTTATTTCCAGGGAAGTGGGGGGATCTGGCGACGCTCGCCGTAGTGCCGAGTCTACCGTTCCTATTCACTCGTAATGAATAGGTCGTCGGTTCGATTCCGACGGGAGGCTCCGAAACCCCCTCGTTCCTCCTGGAGCGAGGGGGTTCTCCGTTACCGGGCCGAGCCGGGGCGGGCCGGAGCCGAGCCGAGCCGAGCCGAGCCGAGCAGCGTCGACCAGGACATGCGCGCACGCACGCACGCACGCACGCACGCCGACGATCACCCGTCCCCACGCCGGGAGGCCCGTCACCGGCACTCGTGCACGCGCGCCTCCCACGGACGCAACCGCCCGGCGACCGCCGGCTCGCCGAGGTTCCCCAGCACCAACGCCCCCACGCGCCTCCCGACCGACTCCGGCAGCTCCAGGTCAGACGCCGACAGGTTCGCGACCACGACGAGCGGTGCCTCGTCCGCGTCGGGGAGCGCCCGCGTGAACGCCCACAGCGCGGGGTGCTCCGGCTCGAGCAGCGCGAAGCTCCCGAGCCGCACGGTGCGGGAGCGGTGCCGCAGGTCGATGAGCCGACGGTGGTGTTCGTACACCGAGCGGTCCCCGGCGGCCCGGTCACCGGCGACGGTGACCCGCGGCCAGCCCTGCCCCATCCCGATCCACGGTTCGGCGGTGGAGAACCCGCCGGCGGGCTCGCTGTCGTCCCAGGGGATGGGCGTCCGGGCGTTGTCGCGACTGCGGAAGGCGAGGGCCTCGATCGCTTCGGACTCGGGCATCCCGCCGCCGACGGCTCCGCGGAACCAGTTCAGCGACTCGACGTCCCGGTACTCGTCGA